ATGAGCAATTTAAGCCCTTCTATTATTGAAATTAAGCCTCACCTCAACCAGTGCAAGGCTTTGACTGATATTGCCTCAATAAAACTTGTTACTCCATCCACAAAAATATCTATTCCTTTAGCCATTGAAAAGATATCTGCTGGCTTCCCTTCACCGGCACAGGACTATGTTGATAAAGCGCTCGATATGAATGAGCATTTAATTAAGAATGAAACTGCCACATTTATAGTGCGTGTAGCTTCTTTATCTATGTTAAATGCAGGAATAGATATCAATGATGAGCTTGTAGTAGATCGCAGCCTAGAAGCGAAACATAACGATATAGTAGTTGCCCTTGTAGATAATGACTTTACTGTAAAACGCCTAATGATTGACGATGATGAGCGCTGGTTAAAGGCAGAGAATCCAGATTATGAAGATATCCACCTAAGTGATGGACAAGAATTATTAATTTGGGGTGTAGTAACTTTCATTCTAAAAAATACAAGAAAAAGATCATGAAACATGAGGAGAAAGTATTTTTTCTCATAGACGTCAATAACATGTATGTCTCATGCGAGAGAGTCTTTAATCCAAGTTTAAATAATAAACCTGTCATTGTGTTATCAAATAATGACGGATGTGCCGTGGCGCGCAGCAACGAATCCAAGGCCCTAAATATAAAGATGGGTGTGCCACTTTTCCAAATCAAAGATATTGTTAAGCAACATAATGTGATTGTTCTTTCAAGTAATTATGCACTTTATGCAGAAATGTCTCGTAGGTTTCATAAGATATTAGGATCGTATGTAACTGAAGAAGAAGTTGAAGGATACTCGATTGATGAGTGTTTTGTAGATTTCACAGCATATGAAAAGAACTTTGATCTACAGACAGTAGGTCATGATATGCGGGCGAAGATATTGAAATGGCTAGGTCTGCCAGTTTGCGTGGGAATAGGTAGAAGTAAAACAGAATCTAAAATTGCAAATCATATAGCGAAAAAGAATGCCGGCTTTAACGGTGTTTGTGATTTGGTAAATATGGATCCGTGCAATAAGGAGTATTATTTTTCTCAGATAGATGTAAGTGAAGTTTGGGGTGTTGGCCGCAAGCATGCAAAAAAACTTCATGGCATGGGAATCAAAAGTGTTTTAGATTTAGCTTGTACAGAAGCTAGAGAAATGCAAAGACAATTTTCTATTGTGATGGCCCGTACAATCAATGAATTGCAGGGAATTTCATGCATTGAAATTGAGGACACCCCACCTTCTAAAAAACAAATAATTAAGTCTTGTTCTTTTGGTGCCAAAGTTACAGAGCTATATGATTTAAAAGAAGCAATTGGGATGCATGCCCAAGAAGCATGTAAAAGGTTGAGAGATGATGAATCATTATGCGGATGTTTAATTGTTTTTATTCAATCTAGCCCATTTGATGAGAGTGCCCCTTTTTATAATAAGTCTGTAAGTTATGCTTTTCCTGAACCTACCGATTGTGCCTTAGACTTCGTCAAAGCTGCTGTTGTTATGGTGAGCCACATATTTAAAGAAGGTATTAAATACAAAAAGTGTGGAGTCATTTTGACATGTTTAGAGCCTAAATCGGGTCATACATATGACCTTCTCACAGACTTTGAACAAATAGAAAAGAAAGAACAGTTAATGCAAGCTCTTGATAATGTACATACCCGGTTCGGCAAGAAAAAATTAGGCATTGGAACTTGCTATATACCAAGTCGTAATTGGTCGATGAGCAGGGAAAAATTGAGTAAAAACCCCTTTACTTGGGATGGTCTTTTAATCATTGGTGAAAACACAAAGTTATGATATTAATAACCTTTTAATAATTTAAGAAGACTATTATGGATAGCTTGTTAGCAATTAATGATTTTAGAGAAGAAAATAATTTAGAAGTTGATAATCGAGGCAACCTGCCACCTTTTGAATGCATTATAGAATACAAAAGTAAAGCAGGAAATGCTTCAACAGTTGCCAATGTGAGATTAACAATTCATGGTATTGATTTTGGCAATATTGATATTGATGAAACAAAGAAGATTTCAAGTGAAAATTACCATTTAAACTTCACCACTCGCTTTCAACAATATAAATTTGACTCAGAAGATAATAGCTTAATAATTTCTGGGACGTCTGCCAAAATGCAAGGCGCATATGAAGTTAAATTAAAGGTTCTTTGAGATAGATTGTTGTTGCATACACTGCAAGCACATATTTATTGAAACTGTATTTTTAATGCTATTTGCTGTGCAACCTGAGAAAAGGAGGCACAGCATTGTGACGATCGATGCAACTTTTGTACGCTTACACATATAAGTTACTTCTTTAAAAAGAGTGCTCGTTCAGCCTCACGCCGACGAACTAAGCCGGGTAAAACTTTACCGCCTGCTTTCTTCCAAGCAAGAAATTGATCAGCAGCGCCCGAATAGTCTTTAGCATTTAACTTTTTAAGCAGTGTAGAGTTTTTAAAAGCGCCTGAACCAATGTTGTACGTCAGTGATACCAGAGCATCAAATTGGTTTTGACTTAAAGGCACAGTCACTGACTCATTCACAGTCTTTTCAAATTTGGCTAAGTCATGTTTAAAGTAAGCCTTAGCTTGATCAAGTGTGCAAGTGTCACCTTTCTTAACCTTCACGCCATTTGGGTAGATTGTTGTGCCAGTTCCAATAGTCCAGACACCCACACCATCATCGTAAGCGTTGAGGCGAGTGTCTTCAAAGCTAGTGATTAGATGTACACCAACATCACTTGTAGTTTTCCCACCTGGTGCAAGTTTATCGACAACTTTATTAAGATCGTCAACTTGTGCTTGTGTGAGTTTGCCACCAGCAATAACACGGGCAGCGTCAAAAAATGGTTTAGTGCTCATCTCTTTCACCTTTCTTTTTCTCCAGTTCAGAGCTACCAAAGTAAAAACCACATGCTGTTGTCATGGCACCAGCAATAAAACCTAAAGCTGTGTTAATTTGGTTGCTGTTTTCTCTTGGCATTTCTACAAAAAACAAAGCAATGACCAAAACAAACATCAAGCCAACCAATGCAAAAGCAAGATATGCTCTTGTGTTTTCACTATTCATTGCCCACCCCTAAATGCAATTTTTGATTCGATTACAGCAACCTTTTGGTTGGTGTCTGAAATACGTTGATGCATTGCTTGGTTATTTGAAACTATCCAAGTGCAGAAGGTAATCATTCCAGCTATCGCAAAACCGCCAAAGAACTTGAGAAAGGTAATTGCACCTTCTGTTTTTTGAGCACCCGACTCTAGTTTCTCAATCTTTCTTGCGTTCTCTTCGCTTTGAGCTTTCTGGTGTTCATTAATAGTTTTAATCTGAACTAATCCTTCAGATACCAACTTAACCTCTTGCCGGATATCATCCACCTTCTTTTCTAAGCGGATACCATAACTTTCTGTATCTGACATGCCTTCCCCCTAATGTAGGCAAGAAAAAGCCCCTTTAAAGGGGCTAATAAGTATCAAGTGTTAAACACTAACACCTCTATTTAAATAATTACTTAATGCAATTGCTAATGGCTGAGAAGTTGATCTGATGATCCAGCTTTCATTAAAGAATGAATTAATTGAGAGCATTGACATCGTTGGATAAATTGAAAGTGCAGATATATTCTTTTGATCGGCATTTGAACCAGCTTTAATAGAACCATTTTCATAGATTTCTACACGTGGAACCCCTTGTGATGTTTCAATCTTTGACATATAGCCAACAAGACCTGAGTACTTTTTATAGTTTACTCCCTGATCATATGGCAAGCTTATCATAACATCGCCAGTAGTCTTGTAATATAACCGGGCTAATCCACCATAGTTTGTCTCCAAGTAGCCTTGCCCTGCCCCTGTACCATTTGGATTATCCATCATGTACATCCCACGCACAGTAAGAGTTGAGGTGCTGCTTGGGTCTATATCATGAACACATGCACCAAGAATCATACCTTGATTTCCAGCAATAGCAGTTTTTGAAATCATAGTTGCTTGGTTAAGGTTCTTAATTACATTTAGTCCACTATCTTCTGTTAATTCAAATGACGCTGTTGGTGTTAATAACTCAAAGTCACGTGCATTCAAGTCATAAACTTTAATGACACTTGTTCCACTCTTTTTAACACCAAAGTTAGGAGAATAAGCAGAACATAGTGCAGGATCTGTAATATTGTTCTTCCGTGCAAAAACAAATGCATTAAGTGTTCTAGCTAATGAAAGAACAGTACCGCCATCACCTTCGACCCGCAAACGGTGCGTATTCAAAGTTATAAATATAGCGTCAGAATTGCTATCAGTAATATATGAAGCATCTCCACCAATGTTTGCCAAAAGCCCTTTTAAATAAGTGGTTCTGTTAGTAGTGGATGTGATTGAGTCCATGATGTTTTCGGACTTAATTAGAGAAGCTTTGTCGCTAATGAATGCACTTGACATTACAAAATCTCCTTAAGGTTTAGAAACTTTATCGCAATGGATTGTTCTTTAAGCATTGGGCCTTTTTCTACAACAAGTGCATAGTCTTTTGCAGTCAATGGAATTAGTGATGAGTATCCAATAATGTCTGTCAGAGGCCATGGTTTATAGTCATACGCCCATGATTTGCAGCCATCATAAGAAACCCTGAGCATGAATTGGGTACGGTTATTCCCAATTGGGTGAGTCGCAATGATTTTTGGAACCCCGCCTGCGAAAGATGTTGGCGCGATTTGTTTCATTCCTATTTGCACACCGACTGTGTAGGTCTTTATGTTTTGATTAAAAAACTGGAATGATTGCCCACCATCTGTTGATTTGGCAAAAATGATATACCTTGATTCAGCCGATGTGGATTCATTTCGAATTGCAAAAACCAAGTCATTGTGAGCATCACATGCAATCGATATTTCATTTAAGGTCGAGTAAGTAGGGAAATAATCAGCACTGTTAATTATTGCACCACGTTGCCAAGTCACTCCATTGTCATCGCTATATACAGTTCCAATTTTTGAACTAGCAGCATAGTAAAATAGTCCAGCAACAATGCGCCCAGCATATGGCCCTTCTTCAATTCGAACAACCGAATCTAAAGCTAAAGCCCAAGGCAATTGAGCAACTGAGGTTGTATCAATTTGGGTTTTTAGCTGCCATGTGGCGCAATTATCTAATGACTCATAAACCCATAAATCAGGTGTATTTCCATTAAAAATTAAAAGAATACGGTCTTTAAGCCGAATCAGGTGAGGATGACGAAAGTTATTCCCAGTCTTGTTACCAATGATAGGAATTGTTTCAGAAACTGTAGCAGTCTGGGCAACAAGATCATAATCAACTGTCCGGGCAACTAAACGACCATCTTGCTGATCGTTGTTGTATGTACTGAATTGAGTAAAAACTACATATAATTTGTTCGGACCAATCTTAATTGCTGTAGCCATGCGCTGAGCTTGTGTACCATCTGCCTGATATGGGCTAACCTGTACTTCAAATGAATAAGGTGTATCTTTCTCAGTAAAATTCTGGTCCAGAGCTGTTCCTAGAGCTTGAATTTTTCCCTCAGGAACCGAACCTGCTCTTAAATCTGACAACCCAAAAATAATTGAAGGATTTGCCGCAGTTACAGATCCATCGGTTTTAAAACCAAAAATAATATTGCCTTCTGAGTCAAGATCGAGGTGTGTATAGGCTGAAATAGATTGTTTACTTACGATCTTAGCAACGCCATTAAGCGTGCCATCTTTACTAACAAAATCATATATTTCAAACTCACCTAAGTTATTAATTGCTCCTACAACATTGCCGTTTGCATCTACGAAGCTAAATAATTTTGGCGAATCTGTTTTAATAAAACTTGAGCTTGTTTTTAATACTTCGTCTTGGGCTATTTGCTGAAGTGTTGCTTTATAGTTCTTGCCAGTAGGAACCCAATGTGGAGTTGGTGTTGCATTAGGATCCCAACGATATTCATCAGCGCTGTCCTCAAGTCTGGCAACCTGAAAGTTGTAAGGCGGTATAATTTGATTTAGTACGGTTAGGTTTGGAACTGAAATATAACCACCAATGTTTTCAACCTTTTCAAGGGCTTTTGGTAATGTCGGATAAGAAGGTCCATAGCGCGGCGTAACTATTCCAGTCTCATTACCATTGACACATTCCCCTAGATCTTTTGCGTCAACCTTTGCCTCTACAAGTTCTACCCGAGTAATGATTTCATCAGCCATTACTTTTCTCCAAGCAATAAAAAACCGCCCGAAGGCGGCTTAGATTTCTGTTAATTAATTAAATAAAGTCGTGGTCACGCTCATAGAATCGGTCATCGTAATTTGATGCTTTCAGCGTGTTGGTCATTTGGGTTTGTGGTGTAAGTTCTTCGAGCATGAATGCATCGATCTCGGCTTGATCAGCTCTGACTAACGTATAAAGCGTCTTCACATATCGGTCGGGATCGACTACAAGCGGTTGAACTGGAGGTCTAGACAGAACTATCGTGTAGTTATCTGGACCAACTGTGCAAGGCACCATATCCACAGTGGCATTCGCTATTTGAAGGTGGACGTGATAATCATGACCAACTTCAAACTTGCACGGCTGAGAAGTCATAACTGTTAGACCATCTACACCAGTAACTTCACCGTCTTGTGTGTCAACAACCGTGTTATTGGCTATTAAGATTCGGTCATTACGGATCAGTAATTCAGACTCATCCAACACTTCCACTTCACAAGAAACATACTTGTATCGGAGCTTGTTCCACTCTCGCCATGCACGTGTTTTCGCTTGTTCTTCATTGCGAATACCTGTTGTAGTGATCTTTAAAGGATTCTTAGGCGTAACATCTTCAGGGAGGGTGTATTTGATACGGGCATCGTCTACATCAGATGTGTATTCAAGCTCTACCCCGTCATAATCTTTTTGAACACCGAATGTATAAGAGCGCTTCTCAGTTAACGGCACTTTGTTCCGGTGATTAAAGAGTAAGACTGAGTTTTCTTGGGGCTGCTCAAACTTGATTCTAGTCAGACTTCCGAACCGGTACGGCTCACAGAAAGCAGCACTTGCAACCATGCCCGCAATTTCCTCAAAGCTTAGGTTGTCATCGTCAATGGTGTAGTTGAACTCAGACATAACATCCGAGCCAAAATATGCATTAACTTTGGCAATTTCTGCGTTGATTTGTGCAATGTCTACCTCTGCACTTGTTCGACGGCCAATGTACTCATCCAATGCAAGGTTGATTAGCGCTTGACCTGCTGAGCGTGTGACTTGTAAAGGGCCTGTTCCATCAACAGGAAGCTTGCGATTGACTAAGCAATTGAGCTTGCGTTCTTTGATAGATAAGGCACCATCAGTAGCCACTGTACGCGATCTAACAACAGTTACATTGCCGTAGTCACTAATGCTTGAATCAGCCATGCCATACACCGACTTAATCTTGCAGGTGTCTTGTGTCTTACCTGCTTGAGTTGGAGTGGTACGGCTTAATCTGAATCGGAATGAACCAGCCGTCGGCAAGTCGATATAAATCGTTTTACCGAACTGAGATTTGTTGTTAGCTCGAATCTCTTGGTTAATGGTAGTGATAGATCCAACCGGATCTCCATTCCCATCGATTGCCTGCAATTCAATAATTACTGTGATCTTTTCTTCCCACACACCGCCTTTTGAATCTTGATAGAACAGACCATTAGGAAAGAAGAAGTTAAACACTGCTTGAGTTGCCTCAGGCATATCAAAGTTGAACCATCCGACATATTTAGAACTTACGGCATCAAAGCGGACTAAAACGTCTTGCCCTTGTGTGCTTTGATTTGGCAGTGTGAGCAACTTATCCCAATCACTGTTAATCGCAGACGGGTTAACTAATGCAATCGTATCAGCCGTTACACTATTGATTGTGTAAGTGTCATCAAGCGTTATTGAATTAGAGTTTCGATTTAAAGAAGCCCCTGCTGTAATGGTGTAGCTGTTATTTACATACTGCCAGTTAGCATTAACTTTCTCGGGATTTGATAAAGTAATTTCATAGTGGAAACCACCTGAAATAACCGTCTTAGTCACGCCAGAAACTACATATTGCCCAGATAGATCGCGGGTATTTGTCTCAGTAACTGGCGGTGTTCCTGAGGTGGTTTCTATATCGACCAAAGCACCTGTGAGTAGCAAACCTTTAAACAAGTTTGGGTTATCAATATTAGTTGAAGATTCGATGATGACCATCTTGTCTTCATTCACCATGATCGAGCCAGAAAGGTTCACATCTTGCACACCATAAACCGCACCACTCAAAGCAATTCGATCATTCGCTGCAAACTTTTGTGTGAAATCTAAGCCAGTAGATTTAATTAAGTTTGGGCTTTGAAACCAGATGCTGCTTGACTCAAGTACTGCACTATTTGGCTGTTCAATGGTTTGGCCGTTGATTGAATCTGAGTTCCGTACGAACTTTGGTAGCTCTGTAAATGAATCGCCAACTTGATAAATAGGAGTGCCAATTATCGAAGTAAATGGGTCATAAACTGAAACCGATGTGCCAGCGATATTAGCAACGTCTGTGTCACCGTCTCTCATATCCAGAATTTGATAATAACCACGGCCAATACACATCAAGCATTCTTCAATCTCGATGCCATCTTCATAAATGGTGTAGGTCTGTGCAATTAAATCAGGATAAGAACGCAATCTACCGAAGATGTCAGGAATACGGCCATTTATTCTGGCTTGGTTAGATCGTTGTGCTAATTCGTTGTTAGATGAGCCTGCCTGTTGTGCTTGTGGCTTCGGCATTGTAAGCACTGTATAGAGGCTGTAGACTGCTGTCGCTGCGACAATCGCATAATACAAATATGGCAACCACCATACTACTGCACCCTTGACCACTACATAAAATGTGCCCTCAAGTGATTGTAAATAACGAATCTGCTCATTAATTTTTCTTGGATTGCTTGGCGTAACATCACAAGAATCGGCAATATTATTATGATAAATCCGAGCATTCTCAGGCCAGATTGAAAACTGCTGATAGATATAAGCTAGAACATCTTCAACTTCTGCCTCAGACCTTCCTTCTTCACTATACGGATCAGGAACGATGATGACTTTTTTCAAACTCATGTGTAAAACCTCGTTTCCCGAAAGTTCATGGAAATAATCTCAAGAGGTACGTACTGCACCCCTCGCCCCGTCAAATGCAAAACCTTGTCGCAATAAAAAAGCCCAACATGTGTTGAGCTTCTAGATCCATTTGTGAAAAAGACAATGCAAGGTGAAATCGGTTCAGTTAGTTTTTTAAATCTACCCTTGCCATTAAGAAAGCGATCGAGGCGCTTCTTTAAGTCCTTGCCTGTTACTCGCTTCCAAGCTTCACAAAGGAATTCATTGCAAGTGTAGTCTTTGGTCCAAACACGGTTATGAAGGTCGTCTAGGTTCATTCGCCACCTTCTCAATAACCTGCTTTAAAGTTGGAATGTGTTTTCCATCATGGATTAAATCCACGTTAGCATTGGATGTCATTATTCTTAGAGCTAGGACATCTCTTAGGTTTTCATCAATTTCACTTGTATCAACAGTGATTCTTTTGCCTGTCATTTCACTATCTTCAATCTCAAGATCAATACGCCCCATGTCTGCTAGTGTCTTAAGTTGCTTAGCATGTATAGCTCGTAAAACCTTTTCTTGATTATTAAAACTCAGACAAGGAAATATGAAAATGAAAGCTATTAAACAAATTAGGACTGCAATCATATCAGCCTCCTTTTTAGATCATGCCCCGCAATAATGGGAATCGCTCAAGGTCGTAAATCTCACCAGTTCTTACACTATTGAGTTCTGGTGCTTGAGCATCAAAAGTACAATTGCCTGAGCCATCTTTAGACATTGACGCAACTTCTAATGTCTGTAGTGAAACCATTGGAGCAGTTAAGTCATCGTCTCGATAAAGTCGCCACTTGACTGTTGGTCTGACCTTCCAATTAGTGCCTCGACGAGCGGAAACAACCAATTTAATAAGCTCATCTTCAACATCACCAATGGTAAGGCTAAGTTTCTGATCAAGGTCGTTAGTGACTGTAGAGCGTTGAATGGACATTGCTTGATAATCATATTGAATGTCAGGCCCTGCCGAATCATGCTTTACTGTCACTCCTTCAGTATCATTTTTGACGAATCGGAATGGCTCCGTAAAGTCTGGATGGGAAATCTCGACACATTCCAGCGGAACCACACCACTGCTTGAATTCAGAAAGAAAGATGTATATTCAGGCATCTAAATCCCCTCCATGGCATTAGGTAAGTCTTCGTTCACTAGCTTCTCAAGTGGATTGACGATTGAAGCTAGGTCCTGATTGCCATTACCAGTTTCCACAATGATGTGATTTAACTCTGAATCAACAATCGGCTTAACTCTTAGCTGTGCTGTTACTGTGTAGACTGGACCTTGCATGCTTGTGAGTTGGAAACTATCAGGCACAAAGTAGCACTCATAAGGCTTAAACTCAGGTCCATTCACCCGAAGAGAAGCATTAAATCTCTGCCCAGGCGTTTCACACCAAACGTTATAGAACGCATCAAGATATTGAAACCCAACATCAAAAACCTTCCATTGAACATTTACAGTGTGATACCCGTTTTTTAATCCCCTTCGGTAACGTGGTGCACCGCCATCAAGTTCTTGGGAAATCACTCCGCTCTTTAAACTAGCAGAGTAACCTTCTTGTGTTGAGCAATACATTAATTTGTTCATATTTGTCCCATAAAAAAACCGACCTCTTTATGGGTCGGTTTTCAAGATTTAATATTCATAACTGTCTCTAGCTATTTAAACGCCAAATCAGTACAGCAATGGAACCAATTAAGGTTGCTATGCTTGCTGTTACAAGGGATATTGCTTTACCCCAAGCCATAATAATGGCTACTTTACCTGCATCTTTAGTGCTCATTTTTCCCTCTATACTAATATAGGGTTTAGTGGTACTATCCTCATTAGAAAGATTCATTAATAGTTATTACTCCTTAACTGTTAATAAAAACCCTAGTGTTGGTAGCACTGGGGTTTTTGCTTATATGGGATTTTAAATCCCTTCCTTTGTCGTTTCATCCTGCGGTTTTTCCACATTCAGAAACTAAAAAAGCCACCCGAAGGTAGCTCTTTGTTATTTCTCTCTTATACGTGTACTTCTAATCCGTCCTTATACCTGTAACTTTAAAGTTAAAGCTTTTGCCAAGTACTTAAATCAGGATTCAATCCACGATAAGAAAAGGCTGAAACGTCAGAAATACGTACTTGGATACTTAATCCATCTTCTTTATGACCAAAAAAGTTAATTTCCCCCAAAATGTACGCAGCATTCTTTAAGTATAGAAAGTCTTCTGAAAGATAATCTGGAAGTTCTTCGGTAGTATTCCCGTCGTTAATCTGGTCAATAATTCTATTCCGCTCGTCACGAATATGCTTATTGAAATTCAGCTGCAACCCCAAGTTATCATCAAGAGCAAAAAAGGCATCTTCAGTAATCAATTTTCCAGTGATTAACTGACCTCCAGCTACTACCGTTACCTCAATGTCCTCGTCAGGATTTTGTTCAATATAATCAGCAAGCAAGGCCACATTGGCATTTGTACGACCAAAAGACATATTTTTTCCTAAGTTGTTATAAAGTGAGCTTTTAATTTATCACCCTGCTTAACGAATAAACAGGGTGAATTCTGGATTAACGTTTAGGCGCAATATTAAAGTTCTGCTTTGCAGCCTTACCTATTCGACTATTTTGGTTATTAAAACCTGCAACAACAGTTTGTTCCGCAACTTCGGCAGCAAGCTGCCTAATGCGAACGTCTAAGGTGCCGTCACTGTTTTGAGTAACCTCAGCAGTTTGACCGGGTAAGTTATAAATGTTCACAATAGGCTGATTTGAAGATGTCTTATCAATGCTTTGACCTGAGTTAATGGCATTTAATGTATCCACGCCGACTCGTTTAGTTGCAGCGGCATTCAATACATATTCTTGACCATGAACCACACCAGCAACATCACCACGACCCATATCACCTGTGTAGCCGCCTGATGAGAAGCCAGCTATAGCTTGAGCTGCAATCATTGCGGCTTGAGCATAACCAAAACCTAAAATTGCCGATGCTGCTGGAACTTTACCCACGAAAGGAAGAGTGATATCAGCAGTGGTTTGTGCGGCTGCCAGATGAGCAGAAACAATCGTTGATGCAATTGCAAATGCTTGCTGCATGGCAAACATAGCTTTATATCGCTTGGATTGCTCCCCACTCGCATCCTTTACCGATTGAGTCAAGTTAGACCATACTGATTGTCCTTGATTTAAAAGGCTTGACCAGATTTGCAACTGAGATTCATATTGACCTTTCTGCAAATCTTGATATTTCTGAGCATATTCCTCTTGGATCTTGTATTTATTTTGCTCATGGAGTTTTACAGCTTCCTCAATCCTCCGATTGTACTCAATCGTGTCAATTTCGGTTTTGGCTAGTTTAGCCTTCAAGCTGTCCTGTTCATTCAATAAAGCATTATCGTTGTCAGAAATAGCATTACTTTCTCCAAACTGCGTTGATAAGGCCTCACGTTGCCCCTTAGGAGTCGCTAAAAGCGCTCTAGCTTGTTGAATATCTCTAAGTGAATTTGTATAGGTCTGCTCATAGGCGCGCTTCCTTTGCTCCGCTGCAAGATTGATTAAGTTGGTTTCATAATCATATTGCTCCTTAAGTGCTTTTAAGCGAGACTTCTTCTCATCAGCATTGTATTCGCGACTCTTTTGAATTCTAAGGCTTTCAATTTTGGTCTTAGCATTTAGCTTTTCCTGTTCATTCATCTTGAAAGAATAAAGATCATAAGCTAACTGAGCGTCACTAATGAGTTTGGCATCATTAGCCTTCTGGATTGCCACAGACACAAACTGAGTCATTCCATACTTTTGAAGGCGTTCAATTTCTTTCTGTAAATCCATTTCAATTTGTTTAGACTTATCAGAATATTCATATTGAATCTTAAGTTGCTCTTCTCTTATTTTTTCAAGTTCCTGAGCATGTTTTTTAGAGGCTTCAGCCGCCTTTTTGGCGGCATTCTCTGCATCTTTTGCTTCTTTTGCGTTAGTTTTAAGGCCCTTGTTGGTTTTGTCTATTGCACTGCTAGTGTCGTAATACAGTTGACCAAGCTTATCAAGTTTAGGAACCGATGCATCCAGTACATCATTCATAGACTTCATAGAACCTTTAATGGTTGCTACTGAATCATTTACAGTATCACTGGCGATAGACCAACCATTTTTGAAGCCATTGACCAATGCTTGCCCTTTAGCAACAACACCATCAGCAGTCATTACGTTTGCGTAAGTAGCACCAACATTTGCCGCCTGCTCTACAAACCCTTGGATTAGTCGAATTACAACTTGGATTGCGCTTGCTAAACCAATAATTCCAACTGCTACGCCTTTGGCTATAGTTCCTACTGACTGAATGACTGAACCAAATTGCCCACCATCCTCAGCACCTTGTAGAAAACTACTTAGCAATGAGTTTAAAACAGGCATCATTTGTGATGCTAATTGTGTCTTAAATCCTTCAAAACGTGTTTGAACAGACTTTGTTTGAGCTGCAAGAAGTCTAGACTGTTCAATTGCTTCTTTGCTTTTGATAATGCCTGCTTCTGTTAATGCTTCACCATAACGATCGAGCAAAGCCCCGCCATTTTCGAACAATGGTAGTAAATTGCCTAAATCATTGCCTAGACTTTCAAATACAAACCGCTGCTCCTGAGCAGATGCCCCAACACTATCAAGTTTGTCTTTCATTAACTGAATAGCTTCAACTCCGTCTTTGCCTTGTAGGGTTTTAGCAAAATTCTGGATCTCTGCATCTGTCATCTTGGTGTTATTTTTTAGTGATTCAAAGAATTCAGCTGCCTCACCTCCACCACCACTAGCAGTGAATTCCCCTAGTTTCTCTTGTGCATCCGCTAATGACTGTGCCAATCCATCTTGCGACATGCCTAGCTGTTCAGCAGCGTGAGTAAGGATTTGAAAGTTCTGTGTGCTGGTGTTTGCACGATTTGCCAACACAATCATTTCAGCATCTGCTTTTGCTGTTTGGATTGCCAAAGCAGAAAGACCCGCAAATGCAACGGCAGCACCACCAACTGCTAAACCTGCAAGCCCAGCAGCAGCGATACCTACACTTCCACTTAATGCGGTAACTTTTTGGGTAACATCACCAATAACAGATCCAATGCGAGTGTTACCTAAAGATGAGTTAATCTGCTCCTTAAATTTCGAGAATAAATCAGTAGTCTTACCTGTTTCTTGACCTACATTTTTAATTGATTTTGCAGTCTTATCACCTTGTTTCTCGGCATTACCTAGAGATTTATCTAAAGCATCAACTTCTTTTTTTCCATCTTTGGTATCGACCACAATAACCAAGCGACTTACAGATTCAGGCATTTCATTCTCCAAATTCTAGGCAATAAAAAACCCGACACTTGGTCGGGCATTTTTAATACGGCTTATTAATCCAATTTCGACTTACAGGCTGGTGTAATATTAGTTTTCTGATCATCTTTAATTAGCTTGTAGCTACCACCTGCGCCATAAGCTAGCTCAAGGTTAGTATTGGTTTCTGCTTTAATAGTCCAAAATGATCCATCTTGTGTATAAACTTTATTGCCTACTTTCTTGATCGATTGTACTTTTGCTTCACCTTGATAGTCTTGGCAAATAATCCCCGTACCATCTTGATTTAATTTTAAGGTCGCAACTGAAATATTAGAATGTGCACCAGTCCAATAGCCATAATTCCCAGTTTGCGAAGGGGTTAATTCAAAAAAATTAGCAGTTGTTGCACAACCACTCAACAAACCTATTAACCCTAATAAAACTATCTTTTGCATATTCCCACACCCTTATCTTTGGATAGAAGTTAACATCTACTTTAGTTGGCTTCTATTTTTGTCTTCTTTTAAGATAGCAACCACAGCAATAGAATTAAACCCATCACAACACAAATCACCGTTATAGCAAATCCTGAACCCATCCCTGTCCTTTTTTCAATATTTGGCTTAGTTTCAGTAGATGTGGTTTTTATTAGATTATTAGTTTTTTCAAACCCTATAGCTTGCTTCTTCTCAGGTTTTTTTAATGGAGGAGGAATGCCAATATGCTCTTCCTTCTTTTTGGCCTTTCGTTCAGCCAAAAATCTATTGTTTATCTCTTCTTTATTAATTTCTGAAGACTTATTAGTCGTTGGCTCTATCGGCGTCATACATTTAGAATTCAATAGACTGCTTGAAAATTTTTGCACTGATTGATAATCGTAACTAGGCAATAACTCCAGTCCTTGCTTGAAGTTCTCAAATCCATCATCCTTCATTGCTCTTTTATAGTAAATCCTTAATCGATCATCATTACTATCATTCAACGGGCTCTCCAACTTACCAACTTTATAAACATAGGCAATGTGATATAAAGCTTGTAAATGCTTGCCTTCCTTTCTAAGTAAATTTCCCATTGTGATATGGACGATGGCATCAAGCCCTAAAGTTTGTTTTTCAGTAAAATTACATTGCGCTGCATGACGGTAATAATTTATTTTTTGCTCATTAAGATGCCGCCACGCATCATCAAATCTATTTTCTTTAATAGCTTCATCGGCTTTGTGTTTATGTTCAGCAGCAGGGCCAAGATAGTCTTTAAGCATAAAAATACCCCTTGTTTAGGGGTATTTATAACATATGTTTTAAGAGTTTAGGCAGCAAAGTAATCAGTCAGATTAATACCATATACTGCTTTCCATGCGTCCTTATGGTAAATCTTCACAGATCCATAATTAGCATCTGCAATGTCTTTAATCTTCTTGCCATGAGCTAGGCACCATTTCTTTAGCTCGCGCCAGTTGTATTTGCCACCTGCAACCTTTTCAACTGCTTTGACCGAAGCATAGTTCTTAGATTCACCAATCTGCTCTTTCAACTTCTCAGCTTGACGACTCTTAACAGAAGCAGTTGCCATGGCAGTAGCTGTTTTCTTGTCACTGATATGAGCTTTGGTTTCAATTGCATGGTCGCGCTCAATCTGAGCTTGCTGTAATTCTTGAGTCTTGCGAAGAATTACATTATTGGCGACCTGCAAAGCCTTAGCCATGATTAACTCAGGATCATCACTTTCCTGTCCAGCAATGTAACCACCATTTTTACGGATGCTTGGTAAGACATCAGAGGTGATCCATTTTTTAAATTGCTTAGCTTCTGGTTTTCGACTTTTTAGTGTTGCTGAATAAAGACCAGATTCATTTATGATCGTAACCTCTCGGTCTTGAATGACTCCATTTTCGGACCTGATACTCACAATATGAGTATCAGATTCATCAGCATCCAAATTACGGATCATGTTTGAAGCATCTCGATATTCCAATACTTTTGCAACATCAGCTGCTACAAACCAAATTTCACCATCATCTTTTGCAATAGTGCGTACTTGATTTTTATTGAAGTTGAATACAGATAAATTACTCATGACATTAGCCCTCCATTTACCGAAGCAATTTTGATTTTTCTACTCTCAGCAAGTAGAACTTCTGCATCTTCTTTAAGTTTGCAAACTGCATTAGCTTGCATACCTAGTGAATGGATTAGCCAGCCAATATCATTAATGGCTTCTATTCGAACTTCATCTGTTACATGAGCAAGTAATTCACCGATTGCGCTAATTCCCATTAATACAGGAGTATTTGCGTTCTCTGCAGCTTTACTTACATTTTCAAGAAAGCTCTCTTCTTCATTTGTAGCAGCAATTCTTTTACAAGCTACCTTTTCAAATAAAGCATCAGGTGTTTGTGTAATAAGGTCTAGAAGGTCTGGAACCTTGTCACTTTTAAATTGGAATGGTATAGTACCCATAGTTTATAGTCCTCTGTGACACAACTGAACCTTGTTTAATCTTGGCGGATGGCAAGGTTTTTTTGTGCCTGTTAAATTTCATGCTTTCGCACCTTCAATTTGTTTACGCATGTTTTTAATCGCTTGATTAATTACATAGTTAACTGGTCTCTCATTTTCATCTGCTACTTTCTTTAGCCAATCAAGAAGCTCCTGCTCAATACGCAAGTTGTATTGCAATTTTCGCTCTGGTTTTGTTAAAACTGACATAATTCGCTCCTATTGAATTAAGTACCTCTTGGGTACATAGTAATAATGGACCCAATGGGGACCGTTGTCAAGTACCTTATGGGTCCATTATTATGTATTTAGTTTAAAATTTGCGGTATATGCCCCATGAGTGAAAATCAAAGAGATCCACAATACAAGCTTAGATGGCCAGAGGAACTCAGAGATAAAGTTGCTGCATCTGCCAAAGCATACAATCGTTCCATGAATGCCGACATTATCGCTCGTCTTGAAAGAAGCTTTATTTTAGAACCTGAATTATCTCCATTAAATATGCCACCTGAAGAGCTAGAAGCACGCCTAACCAAAGTTCTAGAAGATCGTGAGCTGAATAAAACTAAAGGTGAAGATCTCCACCTAGAAATTTCATCTGAATCTGAGAAAGATAAAAAGATTCAAAGTCTGGAAGAACAGCTCGCCAATTCCATGAAAATGATGGAAATGATTACAGGCATGTTTGAATCAATGCTTAATGGTAATCAAGAAGAGTACATGGAGTCAGTCTTCAAGAAATATCCAAATGTGAAGAAGCTTTATAATAAAAATGCTGAAGAAGCTAAAAAGATTATTGATGAAGAATCCAAAGATGATCCTGTCAAAGGCTCTTGGTAATTACTAGATAAAAAAAAGCCCCTCGGGGCTTCCTTGAATAAACTTTTATAAACTACCAACTTTCTCTAAAATTTTTTCCATCTTTTTTTGTATACTCAAGATGATATGAGTTATGAAGACCACGAATTGTTGTATGTTCAGTATATGTCCCACTCCCAATTTCTAGTCCATCTGAATCTACAATAGTAAATGGAAATATTTCTTCTTGTCCCAAATGACCTTTCTCTCGTTTCTGGCCTCTTAAAATTTTTTCACCTTCGTTTAATTCAACTTTATCTGTCCATCTCATTGTAATTTCTCACTAAAACTGTTTAAAGCTTTAATGTACCAAATAGCATATTTAAGTCAATGAAATGTAGAATATAAAAAAGCACCTCATGGTGCTTTTTAAGGGTGCAATAAAAAACCGCTATCTCTAGCGGTTCATAAAATATCACTTACAATTCCAGCGCTTATAAAGAGCTGTCAGATGCTCATAAATATTTGGGGCTTTTTCCTGCTTACTTTTGATTATCTCACCAAAAAATTCATAATTATTATTCACGATTGTTTTTAATGTATTCTTCATCAACTGTTCTTCAAGATCCCCATATCTGATACCTACTGCTATAAACTCAAAGTAGTTCAATTGATAAAAGATTGCATTGCGCTCGTCTTGAGAAAGATTTAAAAATTCAGCCATGGTAATAATCGCCGAATCACCTCTTTTACCTTTAATGTCTACATAAACTCCTGTAGCAAAATTTGCATGCCTTGCATAAGCCTCAGAAAGTCTCGATGCCATTAATGTTTGAATAGAATGACTTCTTTTTGAAGTCAAATCCTGCCCTCTGCTAGTAAATAGCCAACCCAGTACTGCGGCCAATATACCTAGAAGCACAATCAAGGAGTCTGCTTTTCCAGCTGAATTGCTAATCTCAAAGTTCAAAAAACTAAATTTATTCCATGAGATGTGCCAATAGACAGTTTCCACAAAACATACTATTAAGCAAATCATCATGATATTTAGCTGAATGTAAGTTCGTGGTTTCAAGAAAAAAGGATCGCGCACTTTCCAATAAAACAACCAAAGTACTATGACATATGGCAAAAAAAGTAAAATTGTTCTTAGTAGTAAAATATTATCGATATTCATCAATAGACCAAAAAATAAAGCACCCATAGTAGGATGCTTTATTTGTATTCTTTTGTAAACTAGCTGATGCCATAACCATCTGCTAAGCGATAGTTTAATTTTTTAGTTTTCATGGCGTCTCCTCTCAAAGCTTACGCTTGATTTAACATATACACGTCTAAATAAAATATGCGTCGCAGTCAGTCGCCGCGTCGCAATAGTAAACGTTTCGTTTAAACGCATAGTACGTACTAATGACAAAAGTGTCAATACAGAATCGTAGCGTCGCTGTCAATAGGTTAGTTGCGCAGGGTGTCAACAACACCGCTAAGTTACGTCGTACAGTCGCAGTTATAGTTTGTTTATCGCACCTAAGTCTTCGTCGCTCGTTGCGTCGCCTTCTTATGCGCCTCATCCAAGAACAAGTTATCCAACGTAAAGATACAGTCATTAAAGATGAATCGTTCAACTGGTAAATCGTATTGCTCAACGTAAGAATTGATTGCAGCTATATCTATCGCCAATGGAACACCCTGCTCATATCGTCTAGAACGAGCAATGGTGTTATAGGCTGAAAGGATGGCGTTTGCAGTGTACGAATATTCAGGAGGCTCAGGCAATTTTACGCCGAGCGCTTCTCTTTGCTTTTTTTCGTGTTCCGTGAGGCCCGCGAACTTGTTGGCGTAGTTGTAGAGGGTTGTGACTTTCCCAGTAACGCATTAGCAGCCTTTAATGATTCGGTTTGAATACGTGTAGCTTCTTGAATCACAAAGTCAATCAATTGCGTCTTTTGAGCAGACGTGCAGAAGATCTTTTCTACATTCTCACGGGTGTACTCTAGTACAGAGCCATCACTTAACTCTATACCCTTCCAATCATTCACCAGAAAGACACCAACTGCATATGCAAATTTGTCATTTCGGTTTTGGATTCGGTCATTCGAGATTAAATTAAGATCAGCAGCTTCTTCTGCCGTCTCCTGGTTAAAGATTTCTAAAGCTCTTTGAAACTCCGGCTGCATAATCCCATTCACTTTAAATTTTCCACCACTAGGAAAATCAACCCATTCAAAAGGGAAAGTGATGTCTTTGTTCTTTTCAACAATATCAAAAGCCATTTATTTTCTCTCTATTAAGGCGTTACAGGAGCAATCACACGGGTAATGATTGGTGAAACACGGATGTGGTTGTAATTAATGTCGATTGTGATTGTGTCTTCACCACCACCATCTGGATGATTGGCTTCGGCTACTTCTAACTGTGGGAATTCAAACGCATAACCATTGCCATCTTTATCTTCGATTGAGAAGTTAATAGGCATCGTGTCACGAGTTTTAATGAAATCGATATAGCCCGCAGACTGAGCCGAGAACATGTATTGAGTATTCAAGGTAATGTCTACAATCTTTTCGAGATACGTCGTTGCTGTAAGCTTCTGAGAGCCAATACAGCGAATTGCTTCCATATTGTTATTGATTGTGAGCTCAAGCGATTGCATACATGCAGTACCAACCACCGTTTCCCCATTTACTGTTAAGTCACCAACGTTCAACGCAGAAACAAGTACAGTTTCAGGAACTGGAAGCGGGCTAACTACAGGGTTGGTTGTTGTGCGCTCAAATAAAGTGCCCATCAAGCCAAATGTAGCCGTGATTTTTCCAGTAGTAGCAATCGACATCGTGAATTCATTAATGCGTACACCACGATAAATAAAGGCCTGGTTAATATCAGAATAGACTTTAACGAATGTAAATGTTTTACGGACATCACCACCGAAGTTTAATACGTCACTGACCCAGTTGTTCAGCGCAACACCTGACAAGAAGTCATCGAAGAGACCAACGGACAATTCAGTCTCTAAGCTCCCAACAATTTCTGCTTCAGTCGCCATACCACCTTGACGGAAGCGTGTATCTGCAACACTAGTTGAAGTTTCAGTTGTAACGTTTTCGGTTAAACCATCAGTCACTCGACGAACCGTTTTCCATACTGGCGTTGTTGGTAATACTTCAGGTGTTTGTTCCTCTGCATAATAGAGGCGGATTTTTGCACCACTCGACATGGCTTACTCCTTAATTTTCGGGCATTAAAAAGCCCTCGAATTGAGGGCGTTGGATATTTAAAAAAGTTAATTAACCCTAAAGTTAATCGTCACCATAAATTCATAAAAATCAGATGTTCCAAGTGGCTGTATAGACCCCTGTAAGAGTTCTAGATTTTCCTTTCTATAGAATTCAAAATGCTGAAGTAATTGATCCGCCATTTGCGTTATCTGAACTTCATGTGTTTCGGGCCTGCACATAAGTCTGATTTGAACTATTCCCGTTCTTCTTACACATGGGGAATCCCCAATAGCAGCCACTATAGAACCACCCCAATTAATATAGATGGCGGCCCATATACCTTCAGTGGGTACATTAATTAGTTTTGCATTGGGATATTGGATTCTGGATTGCTCAAGATAAGGGAAAGCCATCATACGCTCAATTATGAACTTTCTAGCTTGGTCAAAGTTGTTTGCCATATTACTCCCCTAACTTACTAAACTTAGTAATCCTTTATGTAATCAATTGCATTTGTGACGATGAATCTATTTGCTGTATGAACTTTAAAACACTATTCGGAATTTTTGAGAAGCATTCAGTGTGTCCTTCAAATTTAATATTTGGCTCATATTTATGTGGCTTCAACATTCTGTGTAGAGTATTTTCAAGATCATAGATAAATCCAGCTTCTGACTTTAAAATAAGTAATGGATTGATTTTATAAGGTAGTGCACACTTTCCTGAGAATCTCCTCTTTAGATCTAAAGCAGTCATTCCAACCTTAAAGAATCTTTCGGACCCCTTTGTCATCTCAATTAGGTAAAGGGATGATTTATTGTCATATTTCTCACAGAATCGAATATAGTCTGATCGAGACCACCCAATATTATTAAAGCATTTAGGGCAATTTTTCCCTTGTGCATGAGAGGCAATTTGCTGCTCAAAAACCCCATGCTCTCTGCAAATAATTTTAACCTTTGCCCTATTGTTTGTTTTGAACTCCACCAAACTATAATCATAACGAGCACCATGTACCGCCTTAAAAGACTCCAATATTATTTCAATATTTAATCTTCTATTCTTAATACACTTTGGGCAGCCTTGCCTTCTCATATAGTGATGATGATATGTCTGCTCAAAAGAACCATGATCTGGACAAATAATGGTTGATTTTTCCCTAGCGCCCTTGAAGTTAAATTTTGAATAATTATACCTATCACCATGAACTGACTTAAACCGTTCAATGTGATCAGTAACTCTCAACCCATCATTTACGCAAGCTTTACACCCACCATTTTTTTTATAATGGTTAGATGGGAGGGTAGTAAAAACGCCATGAATCTTGCATCTAATTGCTACTTTTGTTTTTGCATTAATGTAGTTTGTGCAATCGTATTTAAATTTATCGCCATATAAGCCCATGGACTTGGCTATGAACATTTGCGTATCAAGTTGATGGGGTTGCTTTTGACATGTTTTAGGTGGAAAATCTGCGATAGTCATAACATACTCCAAGAAAGTAGGTTTGATTAGAGGCCCATTTAGACTGCAATCTTCATGGGCTTTGCTTTACTTAATTTTAACACATTTATCTATATTTTTCAGATATATATGTAAATGTTGTCTCATAAAATCCTGTAGGATCTTGGCGACTGTAGCCGTTTTCTGTTTTACCTGTTTCGACCTTTGGATTTTTGGGATAAAGTCCATAGTTGAGAACATATGCATAAGGGAGGCTATTTGATATATAGACAGTTTGGAATGGTTTTAACCGAACTAATTTACTTAGCTCACTATTTAAAGTTCTTTGTCCGCCCTCATCCACATCATTATTGTCAGCCTTACCATCAATACTGCCTATGCCAATACGGTTGTTTGCTCTTACAGCTCCCGTGTCTACAGCACTAGACATCACCACTCCACCAAGAGCATCAATCACAATATCTTTTTGTCTTTTGGTTAGGTCGGCTTCAACTGTTTGAATGAAACTAGAAGGTTTGTTTGTCCAGCCCATATTTCACCTATAAAAAAGCCCTTAATTAGGGCTTTTATTTTTTATCATTAACTCTGATTTCAATGGTTTCATATCTTTTCTTAATTTCCAAGCATTGCCAACTGCATCATGATAGTTCTCATTATCTTGTTCGTACATTGATTGGATCCTATCAATAAAATGCTCATCAGTAAGATCAGTATATTGAGTGTTATATTGTTTTGGGTCATTTATTTTTAATAAAGAGGAATACTTTAACCCAGTGTAATAAAACATTTCTTTATATTGATACAAAATGTCTTGTGCAAGCTTCTTGTATTTCAAAGACTTTTCATCTTCATAATCAAAGTCATTTAATAAATTTTCAAACTTAAAGATATCATTCAATAAAGTTTTTTGTTGTTTTTCAATAATCTTTTGCCCTTCTTCTGTCAGCGACTCCTCATCCTCAATTTCAGAGTCAAGATCAAAGAGAGCTGAGTAAAGGTTTTGCTCAGAGTTATAAATATCTTCTACTTGTTTTTCTCTAGACTTTTCGACATGCTCTAAACGCCAATCACTAAATAGAATAAATGCTGCTGCTGGAGCCAAGAAATAAGCCATTAAAGTTAGAGAATCGCGGATAAGTTCATACAACTCTGGAAGTTGCTTAGGACAGCTTAACCAGTTCGTTTTCATTAAATAGCCAACAATTAGATATATAACCCCACCAGCACATATCCAAAAAACTACATCTCTAATTTTTTCTTTTAAAGTTTTAACTTTCATATAACCCCCTAATCTTTAAGAGGCTTATATCAAATATTCTTTATGAAGCAAAGCTTTATACTTTCCTTAATTGACAAAACCAACACGAATTTGCAGCATCCTTACCATAGCTCACAACCCGATAGTTGCCGCCTTTAATCACCCAAATGTCATTAACCTCTGGCTCTACCATTACACCTTCAACTGATACCACTTCATTTTGCAGTAGCACGGCTTTAGAGTCTGTGGCGCGGTAATCCATAGGCTTCACTAAATCCTTCAAATATGAGCCGAATAGGACACCTCGCCCGTGAAAAGTAAACTCATCGTAAACATCCTGCCCAGTTGCTGGGTTAGACGAAACTAGCTTTTTACGTGTGCAAGTGAAAGTATTTACAGCATCTGCCAAATCTTCATTGAGTGCTTCAGCAATATCTGCCTGCAATTCATCTCTTAAGCCCATATCAATTTCTCACTAAGGGAATGGTGAAAAACTTATGCTTTGGTAAGTTCTCAGCTTCAATTAAGGCCAGTGCAATTTGCTCAAAACTTGATAATGAAAAGCTTCCATCCTGAAATTCTTTTTCAGACTCTACAGTGTCAGCCTTGACTTTCTTGCGTTTAAGTTCTTGCTCTTTACCACTGTAAATCTCGCCAGCTTGGATACCTTTAATAATCTCACATGCGGCAAGTTTTAAATTTTCGGTAACAGGATCAGGTACAAACCCAATCTCATTCTTCATCCACGTGTTAGCCAATAAAACCAAACGAGCTTTATCACCATCTGGTGCAAAGTCAGTTCCTAGAATTGTTTCTGCATCCGCAATGGTGATAAAAGTCATGGGTTATTCCTTTGGTTGAGCAGAAGATCGGGTATTGCGCTTTTCGCTTTGTTCTTCTTCTGGCTTAAATACAGCATCCAAGATTTTATAGCCTTGTCCTCGTAACTCTGCTTTTCGCTCAGCACTTACAGGATGTGGCTCGTAAATTACTTTTTGTTCTTTAGACATTTTGTGCTCCAAAAAATAAAGCAGCCCGAAGGCTGCCTATTTATTACTGTGCTGCATCCGCAATGGTGATTACACCAGCAGTATGCTTGATACTGGTAGCTGTTTTGTCCCAGTTTGTTCCTGTTGCCAATTCAACATCACTTGGCGACTTGCCGCCATTAGCCTCATCCCATGTATAGCCCTTAAGACCAACACCGAATGAATAATCAACCTGTAAAGTCGTTTCAATACGATCTTTACCGTTAGTGGTTTCAATGTTTGAAATAACATCCCCACCATCAGAAACAATTGCTGCGGCATCTGTTAATGAAAGGACTTTAAGCTTGTTTGGCGTTCCTGCCGTATAAAGCGCTGGCGCATCAGTAACAACAACCAGCTTCCCGAGAATATCAATAACTCGGACGTTGCCTGATTGGAATAGCTGCTGAGCATTGCTTAAGTTCTTCTCAATCAGTTTATGGTATGCCGTACCATTCATAACATCAGTGATGATATTTCCTGAGTGATCACCAAACTTAGCGTGCGCACCATTCATGGCACTGTAAGTAAGACCACCAGTTGCAGATACGTCGTTTGTTGCATCTGCTTGGTTTGAGATGGCCGCTACAAGAGCTGCAATTGCTGTGTTTAGTTGATCCTTAAGCATCAAGCTTGCAAAAGTACGAGAAGCAACCTCAATACCCTGTGCAGTTGGACGCTGTAACCATGTCATTTGCGAAGGTTCATAGCGCACTGGACCAATACCACCTGCCACCTTAACACTAGAGTGTTTAATCTCTGACAAGTCGGTGATAGGTGCTGCGCCATTAGCAGCATATCGGTCTACACGACGTTGAGCACCATCAAGGGAAGCGAAGAATGACTCTTGTAAGAAGTCACCTGTAAAGCCGTCAGTGGTTAAGCGGATCGCGCCACCAGATGCAGCGTTAAACTTTTGCACCATTTGGGCAAGAGTTTCAATTGTGGCAGGCATGATGTATTCATTGAAAACCTGCATTTGAGTTAAAGACATAATCTCTCCAATTACTTATCTAAATTAAATTTGGCTGCAATAGCGGCTTGGCGTTCTTGAATTGATCCGCCCATATTGCCGACATTGTTGTTATTTCCCCCGCCACCTTGGCCACCATATCCACCGCCAGTACTTTGGTTGCCTTTAAGGATTGAGTCTTTGTGTTGGTATCCTCCAACTAGTGTTTCTAAAGCTTCATCAAAGTCGGCAACTTCACCATGCTTGGTGCGTGAATAGATTTTTTGACCATCAATGCCATAAGCCACAACCTTTCCATCTTCAATTTTGAAGTTATTGCCAAAGGTCGCTTGGATCATGTCAGCAGGTACTGCAATTTTTTCTTGAATGAACTTAGAACGAGCAAAGCCCCCACCAATCAGCTCTTTGTGCAATTGAGCTTGAACTGAGTCTCGCTCTTGAGTGAGTTGCTGAATTTGTGGCTCGTAAGATTTTTTAAGCGCATCAGTAAGCTCTGCTTTGACCTTCTCGATATCACCTGCATCCACAAGCTTTTTAGCATCAAGATTTGCCATAGTTTCTAACGCAGTTTTTGCCTTTTCTGGGTCCAGCCCTTCAAAGACTTTCAGGGACTTTTCTGCCGCCTCTTTAGCTTCACGATGTGTTTTCGCTTCCGCATTTAAAGAGCTAATTTTCCCAACTGCCTGAGCAGCATCAAAACCAACTTCTTTACCATCGTCATGCACATAGATAGGTAAGCCACCTGCATCTAGTTCTGCATATTTCTTACCGTTTACTTCTGTCGTTTTAATTTTCATTGGTTATCCAACCTTTTCTAAATAAATGAGTTTCCACTCGATCGCTGTAGGCATCCGCTTTCAGCAGACAATAAAAAAGCACCCTATTGGGCGCTTTTGGTTTAAATCACATATCTATATAACTATTTGTCTAAACTGATTATCTCTCCAATGAGGATAAATGTGTCATTCACCCCATCTTGGATATAAATGCCATCTGGCTTTACATAGAAGGCATCAATTCCATTAAACAAAGTTGTTTTCAGCTTATTATCACTAGTCGTACTTGTGTAAAATTCTTGTGTAAAAAAAGCAATGTGTTCTTCACCATTGATTTCTTTAATTTGCACTGAGAGCTCGCCATCCCCCAATAGCCTGATATTAAGATGAGACATTAGATATTCCTTAATTTTGTAATGAGCTCAAAATAATAAGCCGTACTTTATTGTTTTCAAAGCTATTCATTTTAACCTTAATAGTTAAATATAGTATTAAAAGACTGAGCATCTAACTTTTTAAGCTCTTCAAGAGTGAATGGCTGACCTGTTAATGGATCAACAAATTTATCTAGAGAGTATTTACCCTCTTTAAATAGTTTGTACCGAGAAGGGCCTAACCACTGCTGTTGAAACACCTCAGACTGACTATCAAACCACTTTTTAAATGAAGTATTCGAATCTACTGTGCTAATTTCACCAGTATCACCAGCCTTAGAATTGAAAGGCCTTTTTCCAATTGTTGTGCCTTCCTTATTGGTAACTGGAAGGATAATGCTTCTGCAGTTTGGGTGAAGTGGCGGAGTCGGATGAGGTTCATCTGCCTTGTAAACAGCTCCATCTAAACTTGCACACTGCTTACTTGTCCGACTATCCAATGTTGCAACAAACTTCACATAGGAAACATCTAAGACCTTATATGTATCAAGCATTGCCTGATTTGAAACATGGCTTCTGGCTGTGCGAACTAAAGTGGAAATACTAGACCTTGATTGCTCCAAGATGCCATCTTGGTAATTAAGGGTCTTTTTGCCTTTGATACGTTGAACAATTTGTTGATTCGTTTGACTTTGTGATAAGCCATCTCGAATAACTTGCTCAACTCTGATTTTTGAATCATCAGCAATCTTATTGAATAGATAATCAAGTAACACACCACCAGACATAGGCTGCTTTCTGATTTTCCCGTACAGCGTCCTGGCATTGGGCTCATTTATCTTCTCACCTAAGACTCGCGCCTGATACACAGCTTCATGAACCGCCAATGCAGTAGCAGAAACTGTAAATGCTTCAGGTAATGCAATTAGGATAGAAGACTGCCATGCTTGTATAGCAGATCGAATTTCCTTTAAGGCAGGTGTCGTATATTGCCCTGCCATTAAAGCCGATTTTTCTGCCTCTGATAGCTCATCCAATAAATCTCTGAGCTTAGAAAGCATTTCAGATGATAGTTTATTGAATTCATCTAAGAGCTTTCCAATTTCAGCAGAAGACAACCGATATAAATAAGCTTGGTGCTGAACCAGATTATTAAACAGATCCTGCTGGGTTGTTTGATCCATTGTTCACACCATTCATGTTATATCCGGGCATAGGGCTATTCATTTGCTCTTCTTCAAGCATGTCTTGAATCTCTTCAAATGAATAATCGGGAAACTCCCCTGTCTGCTGATATTCATGCCAGACCTTAAACGGATATTTGCCAGCAACACAAGCATCATAAAGCTGCTTCGAGCGTTCGTTATCGAATTGTGGCTTACTAAACTCTTTCGAAATTTCAAAGACCAGTTCTTCAGGAAGAATTGCATCCACATTAGGCATTGCAAATTTTGCACACCAACGAAGTGCTTGTGTCACCGCAGCACTGATATTCACAGTACAAAGTGAAAGTACCGAATGTTGTACTGCATCATCATTGTTAGCTTCGGTTGCAGTTTTATTTGCCGATCCAGCTTGAACTAAACGCGCCCCTAACTCTTTCATCTGTTCCCATTTCTTCTCCATGGCAGTTTGAGAAAGAGTATTTGGATTAGCCTGAGCAAAACCCAACTTCACAGGAAAAGCATTCTTACAGCCAATGTATAGACCATCTTTTTTGATGGTTTCATACATTTGCATATCAACATTTTCCATAAAAAATTGAGGCTGCCCAACAAAGTAAACTGACTCTTGAAAGTCGGCACTGTCGATATAATGAGCTAGGTTTAAATCAGCCAATTCAAGCAACGGTGCACTTTCAATTGTTGGAGTATTATCTATAGCACCAACGAAAGTGAATGGAATGTAATCCCATTGCTTGCCGTTGTAGTCTGTAGGAATAGTTTTAGGCTCTTCGGTTAATACGCCATCAGAATTCTGCTTGTAGACTTGAATAGTAAAAACATATCTACCTTCTATTTCTTCTAAGCGAAGGACACGATATTGATCATGTTTCTCGAAGTTAAAACCGCCCTGTGCTCGGTTAGAAACCTGCTCGTGGATAACAACAAGTGAAAGCTTTTGTTGATTACCAATGATGATGGTATCCCAATTGATAACCGACCTTGCAGCGAGCACATGAACCATAGGGAATGCTTGTTTAGCTGCATCCTCAGATTTAGTTCTGGATGGAGTAACAGTTGGGTAATCAACATACAATGCACAGCGATACGTCTTTAAAACATGTCGCAATGCTGCTTGAGCAAGCTGATAGACGCCCACCCCTTGCCCATTCGCATTTCTTTCCAAATATTCCAGATCATCTGGTCTTTGAAAGTTTGGTAAACGCGAAAAGGCACCACCGATAAGACTCCCCAATGTCTTACCAGTGACTCCATAAAATACTGCATGCTCCAAATAGGAATCATATGCAGCCATAGCCTCTGCTGAATTGTCTTGCCTGTTGTGTCGCGGCAAGTACTTTTCTTTAGCTGCCTTAACTTTATGCTGACCCTCACAAACGTCTTCTACCTTGCTCCATAGATCAACGTTTTTTAAGTAATCAGGATGCTTAGTAGTAACGTCTGTCATCTTGCAAATCCTAGTTTTAATGAAGTTACATATTGTTTCTTGCTCATTGCAACAGCGAACATTCGGAAACCATCTGCCCCGTGTGAATGCATGTCATGAAGTGGGTTATCTTTCCAGCAACCTAATTTGTCGTTCCATTCTTTGCGGTAGTTCTCAAGATGAGTAATACCTTCAGCACACTTGTATTCGTCAAACTCACATAGCGGCAGAATCTCGCGCACTTGCTCAATTCCATCCATCACTAAAATGTTTGGCACAACTTCAAATGAAACTGAGTACTTTTCACCGTCATCCAAGACATAACCTTCTTTGGCAATGTCTAAACGCGATTTACCATCGTTCATCATTGAGCGGTTTTTAATATCGTGCGGTGCATAGTGCTTGCTGTACTTGTAGCCCTTTTCCTTCAAGACCTTGAAGTAATGGCGCATACCTTCACCCGAGTTTTCGTAGTAGTCGATAACTTGGTAATAATTATCTGAGAGCTTTCGAACAAACCAGATAACCATCGAGTCTGAAACACCCAAATCCCAGAAGGTCATCACAGGTAAGTGATCATTAGAAGGCAGCGCACCAATTCGCTTATTGGCATACAAGAATTTGAATTGGTTCTTGTAGTAAGCGCCCTCAACTGACTGAGCAAATGCCTCACTAGGAATACTTGGATATTCCCGTTTCATATCCTCGCCAAGAGTCTTCTCTTTCGAGTGATACCAAGCCCTTTGGTTAGCAGTAGTTTTAATCTTGTGCTTAGCTTCTAGTTCATCAAAGTATTGGACTAGCCGCTGTGGTATTTCTTCCGTAGGCTCAATTTCATAATCAGCATTCTTCCACCATGAGAAGAAAAAGAATTTCCAATCTAGAGGGCTTAGCTTTTTGCTGAGTAGAAATAGTTTTTCAGCTAATTGGCAGAATTCATAGAAGTAACCGCTTTTCCCTTCGGCGGTACTCTCTAAAGTAATACGACCTTTAAGGCTTACAGCTTCAAATGCACCAGTTACAATCTCACGAGCTTTATCTGGAAACTTCGCACAGATCTTACCGAACTCAGATACATGTAAGCGGTCTAGTGTTCCACCACGGAAAGAAGTTGATACTGTGATCGACCCGCCTTTGCCGAATACAAGCTCATCCTTAGTTTGAATCTCTAAAGGATTGGCCGCTTTGATTAAATGCGGCAAGCGGTCATAGGCATACTTAACTTTTTCACGAAATAGACGTTTAGCATCATGTAAGGTATGTGCAATCAAAGCACATTTATCTGCCATGAATAGTGCAGCATCTAACTGGATAATGCACATCTCAGTAGTGAACCCTAACTGACGTGCCTTGAGGATGATGTTCCTCGTCCATTCATTTTCGAAGTATTCAAGCTGCTCAAGAGTCATCTTGAACTTAACTTGCTTACCTTCTTTATTTGTAATGTAGTAAAGATTATTTAAGCGCCATAATTGGTCTTTAAGTTTCGCTTTATGCTCAGGTTTCAGCATGGCTACTCCTTAAAATTAATCACCCTCGCTTAATTCATCCATCAATTCCGAAACAGACTGAATCTCAATCGTTCCTGAATGTTCTACTTTGTCTTTAAACGCCCCAACAGCAATATGCTTGCCTAATAGCTCAAGGTTTTTGACTTTGTCAGGCCATTTGATTTTTCGCATCCATCCTGCGCTGTCAGTTATTTCCATATTTTCAATACTGTTGACATACTGGCGCCAAATAGGAGGCCATTCATCCAGCGGCTTCATATTTAACTTTTCGTCCATGATGTCCAAAACATCCATCTGGTCTATTTCAACCAAACGACGTAAAACATAATCAGCGTCAATATCGACACGGTTCAACCGTTGCCCGTTTAGGTAAGCAATGCGCTCTTCAACCTCTTCACGCTGTAAGACATCCCAAGCATGTTGGCGTGTTTTAAAACCTACTGTCTTGCCAGCCTCTTGCGGACTAAGCGTTTTTAAATATTCGTGGCAGAACTCTTCATGGCGTAAATTCTTTAAGGGTTCTGCGCCTTTGATTTGTTCTTCCATAAGCAGTCCTTATTGATTTAAAATTTCTTTTAATAACTACATATTTAAGGGTAGAAAAATGTGGCATTGGTTGGGAGTAAATTCAGGGCAGATACAATCCATTGTTGCCTTAATAGGACTAGGGATTGCTGTTATTGCAATTATTTACTCATACATTCAAGTTAACCTTGCAAAAAAAGAGCGTCTTTTTTCCTTAAAATACCAAGTCGTAACAGAGCACTTCTCGATGCTTAAAAACATAGAATCTATGCAAAATAAGATTCGGCTTCTTCAAAAAATTGAGCTAAGGGAGTCTCTTAATTCAGCTAACAATAAAATTAAAGATAGCGCTCAAAATCTCCATAATAGTCTAGAGGATGTATCAGCAAATTTAGAGCTAACAAAATCCGCACTTTTGATCTTTCAAAAAAGCTTCAAAGATGAAAAATCAAGTCTTACTTTGGAAAGGCTAGAGAGGATTCTTGACTCACAGATTAATATTCAAGAAACCTTATCATCTACACAACACCGTTTAAACCGAATGGAAATATCAGTTAATATAGCCCATAGTTAATGTTCGAGCTCTTCATTCCAACGCATACTTCAAGTCATCCGGCACAGGTAAAACGATGCCAAATTCTTTAAGTGCAAATGCTTCGATTAGGTTTAAATAATTTGTGAATTGCGATGTATTCATTCTTGTTGTAGAAGTCTCACGAATAACACCGTCTGCAATCGCTCTGTATTGCTCAGATTCGCTTTGTTTGAGTTGAGATATGGCTAAGCACATCTCAGCGTAACTATCGTCGTCACGCTTCAAAATATTGATCAGGAACTTCTTCTTAAACTCGAAGTGAAGTTGGTCTTCATCGTTGCCAGTTTTCTTATGTATTTCGTGAAGCCATTTCCAATAGAGCCGGTTTTGAGCTTTGGATCTATTGGAGCTTTCAGATTTGATTTCTACAACTAACGGCTTTTTCTCTAAGTTAGCCTTGGTGTAATTGGTATGTAGGTATGAAATTGTCTTTGTAATGTCCGCATGATCTTTAATGATGAACACAGCTTGATTCATACCTACCTCAACTCGACTATTTTTTCACTGCATTTGGATAACGTTTTTTCAGAATCTCATGTATTTGAGCTGCTGCCTGTTTCGCTGACTCTTTAGCATCTTCACTGATTCGTTTCTTTTGCATGTGCTCTTGAAGTGTCATTTTGACCTCGCAATAAAAAACCACCCGAGGGTGGCTTAAACTTTCTCAAACTCAAAATCACTTCTTGATGTATAAACCTTTGCTATATGCCTTAAAGCTGCTTCTTCTGTATCAAACATCATGGAGAAGGTTTTAAACTGAATCTTTTTACCATTTGAAAGCACTTGGTATTTGTACTCGTAGTCTTCGAATTTACATCCAGTGCGCTTTTCAAAGCCTTGTAAGAAGTAACTAAGCTTTTCCCCAAACCAGTAAATTTGATTCTCTGGAATAAAGCGCAATCGATCACGAATTAGCTCTCGACAAAACGGGTGGCGAACATGTTGATGATTAGAATTAATAATCCATTCGATTTCATCAAGACGTTGCAAGTATTCAATTAAACGACCAATTTCTTTAACTTCTTGTATATCACTAAACTCACCAATTGGAGTTCTATATAGCGTTGGAGTATCAATCCAATCAAACTCTGGTACATCAATTTCTAGGCTAATTTTCATTAGAATTTACCATTGATCTATAATGTTAAATTATACCATAAAAGCATGATTTAATTAGAAAAAACTATCAGACTTTGTATCTATTTTTAACATTAAATTGGTCTTCTCCAACCACCCATCAAACAAAGCTTCTGATTCTTGTCTAGTTCCTAGTTTGAACTGGTCGAAAGCAGCATGACAAATTGCACATAGAGGGATTGTGTAGAGGTCTGAACTTTTTATGCCTCTACCCTTACCGTGCTTACTTGAATTACTGTGTGCAGCCTGTGAAGGGCTCTGACCGCATCTAACGCAGGGCAACAACCTAATAGCCTTCAATCGCTTTGCATCACGCATTTAAATTATCTTCAACGACTTCTTCAAGTTCTAAAGCTTTTTCAATCAAAGCTGTCTTAATGTCACTTGGTAGGCGAGGATCAAATTGCATACCACGCATGAAATTGGATGCACCTTCGATTACTTCTAATAACTCATCCTTATCCATTTTCAGCTACCTTTTAAATTCTGTTTGATGTTTGCAATCTGAGTATCGATATCTCTAATACGACGCTTACAGTCCTGTTTAAACTGTTCTCTCGCATTGAGATGATTCAGATTCTCTAGATTGAATCGATCTTTATAGAGTAAATCTAAATTCTTCTTCGCTTCGATTGTGTCCATACGCAGCTCACTTATCTAATGGCTTTACTTCAATCTTTTGAGAAAATGATTCTTTCCAAGTGTTGTGAACATGAACAAACCATTTACCTTTAAAATTCTTTGCATATGCCCAACCAAATACAGTTTTCACCAAGTGCGTAGCATCTCTAGGCTTGCTGATCATTGACTCACCCCAAAAAAGAAAACCCCACCAATCGGCGGGGCTACAAAGATTTAACCTTTCCACACTTTCTGCATTCTTTTATTGGGTCACCGTTAATATCAAAATCATGTTCCCAACAATGCCAACAAAATACTTGCTTGATGATTCGGAGCATGTAACCTCCAAAATGCAAAAAGCCCATCAACTTAATGACAGGCTTTGGTCTAGTTTCACCTTCTTGCTTATGTTGCAAGGGTTACCAACTAATCTAGTGATGCCTTACTTACACTTCGCACCACTATAACACGAATATATAACATTGATGACGTCACGTCAATAATCAGATGCCAACTCGTTTGACCTTTGCATTGTGGGCAATAAATGGATAGCGAGTATGGATTGCAGCCAGTCCACATTTGATATCAAACTTAGCATCCATCAATGTCCGTGACTCATTAACTAGAGCTGAGATTGGATTGCCATAGAAATAACGATCAATCACTGCATCAAGCCACTCATCTAACACTTCTGACTGCCCCTGCATATCCAAGATAAGACGCTGTACTGCTCTTGCCTCATTGTCTGTAATCTCACAAGCACAACCCTTGCGACTAACCTTTGGTTGCTCTTCACTTGTCATGAAATCTGCAATTACCTGACGTTTCTTCTTAACACCAAGCTTAAACTTCTTCCGTTTAGTTACTGCCTGATCCATAGCGACAGCAATCGGATTTATGCTCTTACCACAAGTTCCAGAGTTTGAGTACATCCATGCCCCAAACTGGTAAAGCCATTCTTCTAGACTGTATTTAGTCCAGTCTGTTGTTTGCATAATGTGATTAACTGCCGCATTCATACCCTTACCCCTACATCCAAATACTTACTAACTTACCGATACATCCGATTAGAATGAGTGGGAACCCTAAGAGCACCCACATCAAGCCTTTGTCGTCTTTTAGCTTCATTTGATCACCCATACTTCAATACTTGCATTGCTAATTTGCGTTTAAGCTCTTTGTTTTCATCTTCAAGCTCTTTGATTTTCTGATCTTTCCAAAGCTCTTGTGGTATTGCTCTCTTGCGAATTGCGTTGATATCTATAGTGTTGAATCGAGGCGTTAAAAGTTCTCCATACAATTCGTCTAGTTCTTTCTGTCGAGCTAGTTCATTCAATCTATGAAGCTCAGGATTAAAACGCTTCTCCAGCTCTCTTCGTTGTTTCTCAATCCATTCAATATCCATCACGCCACCTTCGCCCTTTCCATTGCTAGTTCAATCCACTTGAGTACTAGACCTTCTTTCACTTGATTTGTAGTGCCACGAATTACAGTCCAGCCCATTGCCGCTGCTGTGGAGTACTTCTCACAATCATCTGTGTAGCCTTGACCACGCGTATGACGCCCATTACAGAATGCACCGCCTTCAACTTCGACTAGGATTTGATAACCTTCAATTCTAAAGTCAGCCTTCCAACGCCTATCAGGATTAAACCGATACTCTTGTTCATACTTAATCTTCATGATGTCTAGTTGGCTGCAAAGCATTTGCTCGCCTTTACTGACAGGTTTCTTAAACTTAGGTGGCACGCGAGAACGCGCCACATTTTTTGATCTAATTCTTTGAGCCTCTTTGAATGTGGTCATTGGTCACCCCCATTTGGACAAGACCTAGCTTTCCCATAAACCATGACAACTTGAGCACTAGTCTTAGCGCACTTCTCAAGACGAAGGCTTGTAAAGTGGCGATCCCAAAGGAAAGCCACCAACAGAAGAACCACTAGAAATGGGATTAAGAATTTATTCATACCCCCCCTTGAGCGCTTGCTCTAAATCTTCTTCACAGTTCTGTCTCATATGCGCACCACCCACGGCATAGTCAGACGTTCCATTTAGTCCCATTGTTTTCCACTTTTCTAAAAGTTTTTTACAGGCATCCACCCGCTTTTGCAGCTTTTCATTCTTACTTTGCAATGTCTGGATGTGTTCTTTATCCATGCCTTGAAGATATTCAAGGTTTTCAATTTTTAAGTCTTTATCTTTGATCTGCTCTTTTAAGAATCGTTCATCTTCGGCGAACTCTTCTTGCAGCTCCTCCACTTTCGCTTGTTGGTGTTGGAACATCTCCCATGCACCATTAACCCAGCCACGCCCAAAGTCCTCACCACCCTGATATTCATCATGTCTTTGTTCAAAGAAAACCTCATCAATCCAATCAGACACCAGAGGTAGGCTCTCAAACTCTTCTCTGCACTTATCCATCTCAAACATCCTTTGCTTTGCAGTTTGGCGAAATGTGGTTTTCTGGTTTGTCTAGAATTTCTAGTTCTTTGAAAGGAGCATGTTCCCAGTGACCATAATTAAGTCTTAAGTTCCCAGCTTCCATATGGCTCTCATACACTGCTGTTAACTTCATAGCCCCAAAGTAAGAACCTTTAGCCACAGGAACGACTTCATCACCCACTTTGAAATCTTTAAACTCACTCATGACTGGTTCCTTATTTAATTCTCGGTTTCTTACGCTTGCCGCGACCTTGCCACTCTTCGCGTTGAGTGTGACTACCATGGTTATCCGCCCATCTAGGTTGAGCCAATGCCCATAAACCAACCGCTAGCCCCATGCTTAATTTATTTTTCTTACTCATTCCCTTCTCCGTAGATCGATTCGTGGACTTTGACTAATTCCTTGATTTGTTCATCGGAATAGAAAACTCCATCTCTTGTAATCCCATTTAGTGCAAACGGTGAATTGATCATATTGATTAGACCTTTGAGTGCTTCTATTCCCCCCATGTGTTGAACCAAATCCACCGACTCCACGAGGCGTTTTAAATCTTTAACAGCTACTCGGTTTTGTTTAGGGCATGTGTAATAAACGCCCTCAATGATGTGGTAATAGTGGTAATACTGAGGACATCCCTCAACAACCTCTCTCGCCCGTTCTAAACCGTGGTCTTTGATAAATTGTTCTGCTTTCATTGGCTAGCCCTCACTAACGGCTTAAGCTCATCTGCATAAAACCAATTCCATACATGACCCTGATCACAGACACATGAGTACTTTTCAGTAAATGGATGAATTCTTGAGATGGTTAATTTCATTTTTGTGTTAAGCCAATAAACACGGTCACCGATTTTGTATTTCATCCCTTCACCCCATCTTTGTCACGTCTGGTCACGTTCAAGCTTTCTGCCTTCAACTGATCAAGCATTTTTAGTTTTCTTAATTTCTCGTAGAGGTTTGCAGCTGCTCTGGTTTCTTTATTACGGGTACCAAGGTTGTAGTCTCTACGGAGCTTCATCATTTCGGTGTAATCAACTAAGCCCATCATTTGCATTTCTCCTCGGCAGCTAGGTCAGCTTCCTTGATCAGAACTAAATAGCGCTCCATTCCAAGTTCACGTTTAATGATTTCCTTAAATGCAAAATGAATTTCGTTATTGCGGAAATTTGATTTTTGAACGTTTATTACTTTCTGTTTCTGAGTAGCCAATCCTTTTAGGAAACCCTCATTAGCTTGAATCTGCCCTTGAAATTTTGATTTAAGCTTGCCGATAGTTGCCTTCAACTGAATGTTCTCGTTATGAAGCTTGTGCTTTTCTGCCTTGACCTCTTTTAGCTCATTAAACAAAGGGTCATCCGAATCACGCTGACGTTTAATAATTGCTAAGCGCAAGATTGCCCGGAAACGAGTTGTCCTCATTACTTTTTGAAGCAACTCTTCACTTTGAGTAACCTTGTATGCTTCTCCCCATGCCTCTAGATACTGGTTAGTTGTTTGAAGCTTCTCTTTAAGCTCCTCAATAGTGAAGCGATCTGTGAAATGCTGCTTGTCTACCCATTCAACTGAGTTAGCTTGGTTATCGAACCATTCATTTTGTGCATTCATGCCATACGCTCCTTGTAACGACGGTTCTTCTCATTCATGCAAGGAACGCACTTATTGCAACCTACATAACGCTTAGTTGATTTACATACACCGCATGGTCTGCCATCGTAATGAGCTAGACCTGCCTGCTTAGCCTCTACACGAGCCTTGAGATACGGGTTTTCTTTATGGGCCTTAGCTTGTGCCACTGAGTTAGCCATAACTCGACGCATAGCATCCTGAGGTGTCTTATTCTCACGATTGTTAAAGCCCTTGTTATGCGTACTCTCACCACGACCAAGCACTTTGATCTGATTGCCTTGCTCTACCCATGCAGCAATCTCTGCACTAAAGTCTTGTTTGATGTACATACTTGGAGTCATTGATTCGATCATGTTGCGCTCCCGAATAATTCTTTTGTTTTGGCTGTTGCTGTGTATCTAGTAGTTGTCTCTTTAGCTAAGTAGCCACTCTTCACAAGGTTGCAAAGGCACAGATATGCAGTAGCTCTGCTGCTATCTAAAACACACTCACGAATATCACGCATTGCAAATGACCCTGAGGCATGAGCCGCATACAACAACACATCGAGGTATCGTTCAAAGATCACAAATTGCTTGTCTTGTTCTGGTTTCATGCCGCACCCCGCTCTTCTTGAGACTGGTAGTACTCAGGGCTTAAGTCAGCAAATGTTGCGCGTGACAAGTCAGTAGCTAATCGAACTGTGCCAATTGAGCCATTACGAGCTTTACCGATGATGATTTCTGCTGTTCCCGCTTCCTTAGAGTCCTTGTTGTAAACTTCATCACGGTAAATAAACATGATGATGTCTGCGTCTTGCTCTAAGTCACCTGACTCTTTCAAATCAGCGTTTACAGGGCGTTTGTTAGGGCGTGTTTCCAAGTTACGGTTAAGCTGCGCTAATGCCACTACAGGACAATCGAAATCACCTGCCATACGTTTTAGCTCATTAGAGATTTCGCCGATGTCTTTATCTGAACGCCCGAAGTTGTTTTTGGTGAGCGGTGTTACCTTCTGGATGTAATCAACAAATATGGCTCCAATCTTCCCGTACTTCGCTTGAACCTTCTTAGCTGATCTGCGGATAGTTGCCACAGTTGACCGGTTGTTGTCATCGATCATCAAAGGCGCTTTCTCCAGTACAAGAGCAGCGTTGTTTACCTTCTGCGTATCGTCACTGTTTGCGTCGATATGGCCCGTTAATACTTTGCGAAGCTCTACACCACCAATTCCGCTAATTAAGCGCTGTGCGATCTGATGGCCGCGCATTTCGATTGAAATAAACAACACTGGTAAAGACTGGTTGATCATCATGTCCGCTGCGATGTTTTGAGCGAACGTTGTTTTACCCATCGAAGGACGTGCACCAATGATTACTAGATCACCTTTGCTGATTTCACCAAGTTTGTTATCCAGTGCAGCAAAACCAGTCTTAATACCGCCCTCAAAAGCTACTTGGTTATGTATTGCCATATGGCGATCAAGAAATTCTTTCACAGCTTGTTTAGAGAATTCATGAGCATGTTTAAGCTTGTCGTCACCGGCACCAAAATCTAAGTTTTGAACTAAAGCCTGAGCTTTGTTCACGGCAGATTCAGCAGTGTGTGTCACCATGTCATTAGCAATTGAATTGATCAGTTTGCTAGTCTCTTGAAGCTTCCTGCGAGTTGATAAATCTTTAAGCTTTTTGATGTGAGTAACCAACAAGCTGATATTGCTTGCACGGTTCATAAGGTTCACAAGGAACTGCTCATCGATTTGATTTGACTCAAGCGGATTTGCTTTGATCAACTCAAATACTGTCACTTCATCAAACGCTTCACCTTTGCTCAATTGGTTTTTGATATGAGCAAAAATGATCTGGTGTTGTGATGCATAAAAATCTTGAGCATCGATCTGTGAGATAAACTCATCTGCTGCCTGATCAATCGTCATGAACGTTGACAGAATGCTTTGCTCAACTGGAATAGAAAATAATTCGATCATTGATCCATCCCCTTAAATTTCTTAGCAACGCCTTTGAATTGTGTTGCTGGTTGTTCAGGCATGGCTTGTTGAGTTTGTTCTTGGTATTCAGCAAGATTGATATTCGCTAGCCATGTCACATCAAAGCCTTTCCAATCTCTTTCAATACAGATCTTCAATACGGTATTGATATCAAGATTTGATTTAGCTAACTGGCTTTCAAAGCGGCTGAAACTAGTTTGGTTATTTGAAGCTTTCTTAGTCTTGCGAACAGCTAACCAGTCATGAATTAATTGATCGTTAGCACCTAAGTTTTTAAGTGCTTCAACAAATGAGAATTTAGCTTTTGAATCACTAATTACTTTTGTTTTTGTATTAGTTGTTTTTATATTGTTTTTGTGTGTCGGTATTTCCGACAAGTTGCTATCTGAAATAACGACAGCAGTGTCGGTATTTCCGACAGCGGAATAATCGCTAGCGGTATTTCCGACAGCAATAACATTGTCAGTTAATGTGTATTTAGAGGGGCGATTTTGGAATGATATTTTCTCAACAATACCCATTGAGATAAGTTGCTCAACTCCACCCAAAACAGCATCTTTCTTATAGCCAGTTCCCTCAACAAGCTGAGAAATACTGATATTGTCATTTGACTTATTCCATCCACGTGTCTTACGCACAATGAATAAATAACAAGGTAGAGCTGCACCTTTCATTTTAGCCATATAACCTTTATCAATAAGGTCATTAGGCATCATGAATGCATTAGAAATAAAATTAGACATAGTCCAACTCCACAATTGAAGGCTGATAAATCTCACTCTTCCGTGGCTTTAGCTTTTTGTTGTATTTCGGCTTGAATTTCTGAATGTAGAAATACTCAACAGCCAATACATGATCTGGACAGCAATCAATAATTGCGTAGCTATCAAAAAGCTTGTCGGAGTTAAGATGATTTTTTATGCGTAGCTGAACATTTTCAGATGAGCCAACATAGACAACTTCAAAGTCATACAACAAGAAGTAAACTTGTGGATTAAACTCACAAGTAGCTACAGCCATTTCATTAATCTGAGATTTGGTTAAGTGAATGTTGTTCATCAAACACCCCACAATGCATAATTACCGAGTTCGGCTTTAGCCTTCGCTACAGCAGACGCAGTAATGAGTGAAGGTTGACGGACATAAGCCTCAACCGCTTTTTGAAACAAACTAATCTTCCGATTTAGTTCAATGTCTGCTAATATTTGATAGTTCATTTGATTCACCTCTTTTGAGCACTGACCGCTAAACCTGTTCGCGCAGGAAGCGGTTTTTTAATATCCAAGCTCTGATAAACGCTTAGATAGATCTGTATGTTGGTAATCGTTGATGTCAGATGCTCTAGCCATTGAGAGACGAGCTAAAAAGAAAATGGACTCAACAAATTGACGGTCATAGCATTCGTAATTTTCTGGAATAACTTTTAATCCAAGCGCGTCCAATAATGCACAAGCGTTCTCAATCTCACTCAAGCCATTGGATTTCTTATCATTTTTCATTCTTGATAAGGTGCTCGCATCTACTCCGAGTCTGTCCGCAATTTCGCCATTATTTTTTGATGCAAGAGCCTGCATTACTAAAGCTCTCGTGTTTCTGGCTCTTGCAGATAAGTCATTAGATAATTTGCTCATGGTGATTCCTATGCAGCGTTATGACTTTGAATATTTGGGTTTAAAAAAATGTGTGGGTACTGCAATTTAATCCTTGCGGGTATTCCACGCTTCATCCAGTTCTGGACACGTTGCTTATCTTTGAAGCCAAGCAGCTCTGCCACCTTTGTAGAGCCACCAAGCTTCAAGAGAATTTCTTTGTCAGCTTCAATTGACATGGTCGCCTCAAGTAAACATTTGTTTAGTACATAGTAAACATCATGTTTCCTATTGTCAAATCATTTGTTTAACACAAAGTGTTTACTTTTTTGGATAATGTGTTTAATGGAAACCCTGGATACTGTGATGAAAGACGAAAAGCCAACTCACCCATCGGTGCTAAGACTTTTAGAAGCAAGCGGAATGACACAAGAAGAAACCGCCAAAGCTATTGACGAGTTCCCACAGACAATTACAAACTGGAAGAAACGTGGTGTATCAAAGGCAGGTGCACTTAAAGCTGCTGCTATTTTTGGTGTTGGTGCAAATTGGATTCTTAAAGGGGAAGGAAGTAAGGCACAGGGAAATGTAACTAAAGTCGTAGAGTGGGATTCGGACACTCCAGTAGATAATGACGAAGTGGAGATACCTTTCTATAAAGAGGTATTAGTGTCATGTGGATCGGGGTCTTTAGCTGAAATGGTCGGCAATGAAACAAGAAAATTAAGATTAAGTAAGGCGACCTTAAGGCAGTATGGTGTTGAAGCTTCAAACGCTTATGCGCTAACAGCATTTGGAAACTCAATGTCTCCTGTTATTAACAATGGTGCGACCGTATATGTTGATATAGGCAGAACTAATATTGTTGACGGTAAAATTTATGCAATTAACCACGGGGGTTTATTTAAATTTAAGTATTTATACAGAATGCCAAAAGGTGGTGTTCGTATAGTTAGCGAAAACAAAGACGAATATCCAGAGGAAATACTCACAGCGGAAGATATTCTTGAGCAAGAGTTTTGTGTAGTTGCTTACGCATTTAACGTACAAAACTCACTTCCATAAAAAAATAAACATAGTGTTTCAAAAGGTCCGCATTATGCGGTCTTTTTTTATGTCTATGTTTAGAAACAAGAAAACAAAATAATAAACATTTGTTTGCTTTTCTTCTTGACTACAGTAAACACCGCGTTTACTATTATCTCACCAGATAACAAAAAAGTCCCTAGCTTTCGACGGAGAGGGACTTTTACTCAATGAGTGAGAAGATTATGGAACAAAGAATCGAAAAGAACAAGTTCAGTAACTACATCAAATCGGTGTACGGCTACTTTCTACTGTTTTGGGCAGTGTTTTTCTTAACAGTACCCTTCTTACGTAGCTGTGCCGACGAGCAACACGTCAACGAACTAAAAGCAAAAGAAAACCTTTATGTCCGCGTTCAGGTTGAGGGGGTAGAGTGATGAATTCTTTAAAACTAACGATCAAACCACCTGTAACTGAATGGTGTAGAGCATGTGATTACTCAGCAAGCAGATCATTTTATTCTCATTTAGCTAAATGCCCGAATTGCGGATCTAGTCAAATGACATCAATGACTAAGCTTGAAAAGGTTTTCTCGGTTTCAGTTTCAAAAGGCGCTTTTGCAATCACCTTTGGCGGCCAATTATGTGAAGAGCAGTATCAATACACTTTTTACAACTCTCCACTTGGAAAAATTGTTCGCGTTATAGCTGATGAAGATTATGAGCGAGATTGTCCTTTTGAAACTCTAGAAGATCTTTATTCAGCAAGGGATGTTCGAAACAGCGATCTTGCGAGTTTAAAAGAACTTTATACATCGGTTTATTCAGATGATGAATGGAGACCTGAGCAAGAAAAGGCTATTGCCAACAATCGTCGTATAGAGCTTGAAAAAGAACTGTATCGCTTGAATCAAGAGTTCGGTTTTTACAAGGAGCCCTCTCATGGATAACTACAAAATCAAAGTTAAAGATGAAGCTGAGAGCAAAGAGGCTCAGGAGTTGTTTGTACAACTTGGCTACGAGTTGGATCCGTTCTTTGAAAACTACGAACCAAATACTAAATGGGTTTTAGCTTGTACAGATGGCTCTATGGGTTGTGCCAGTGATGGCATGGCTAAGGATAAATTGAAAGAACTCACTCTTCCCCAACTCCGCGACCTTGTTGTGTTGAAGCGGAATGATGTGAAGGATGCTACTCATAAAGATGGACACTTCCCAAATGTGGGGTGGTATCAAAATAGTTTAGGTGGTTTCCATCAAGATGATGTGAAAACTAATAAATGGTCTGGTGAATACCCTACTACCTATGTAGAGGCATGCAACCTAAAACCAATTCAGACTGTACAAGTAGTCTTAAACAATTTGGAAGAACTCCGTGAAGAGTACAAGGATTATCACCAAGACCAAGGCTTGATTAGCGGGGCTGAGGCGTTGCGTGCTTTGGCGGATAGCTTGTCTGTAGAAGTTAAGCGAATACATGATAGCGAGTGGCAGCCTGCTCAGATATTTGGTGTTTCTGTATTTACAGACTCTGAGACAACCAGTTTTCGCCTCAAACCGCAAACCATCAAGCTTGAGCTGGAGATTCCTAAGCCTTTTGAGCCTAAGGAAGGTGACACATTTTACTATCTAAATGATGGCGAAGAGTGTGGATATGTTAAGTGTGAACATGATTGGACCTTTGATCCAAAGGACTTAAATTTCGGAGCATGGCGCACGGAAGAAGAAGTCAAGCAAGTTGTAGAGCAACTTAGAAAGCTGAGAGGTAACAACTCATGAATATGTTCGTTACCCCTGTATTGGATGCGGCAGTCTTCACAAGTCTTGGAGTGATGAATGTAGGTGTTGAGGATGGCGTAGTTCAGTTTTCTTTATCTATCCCAAACGCTGAGCACATCTACATCGTGGCAAGTGTTAAAGGGATTGAGAAGCACGACACTTTCGAATATGGCGAAGGCTTGGACTATCAAGACTGGAAAGATGTCGAATACACAATGATGACAGTCGATTCATCTAGCCGACCACATGTAGATGACTTTGATTATGTGGATGCAATCGAAGGTATGCCCTTTGCCCTTACTTCAACTCAGATTCTTAAGTTGAACGAGTATTTAGAAGAGTTGGCACGGGAAGAAAAAATTAAAGAGTTGAGAGGTGGGTGATGGAGTGGATTAGTTGTGATGAACGCCTACCAGAAAAAGGTGTTTGTGTTCTGTTTTTAGATAGATACGACATTATCCATGAAGGCACTTTAAACACAGATTATGTCGATGGTCCTTATGGTGAAAATGGAGAAGACCTTGGTGATGATCAAACTCTCTGGACATCAAACTCCGATGGCGAAGAGCGTTTATTGACTGAGGTTAAATATTGGATGAATCGCCCAGATAGCCCAGTAGAAAAGAATTAGGAAAAGATTATGAATGCGCCAGTAAATACACAAGCTCCAATGGTTCAAGATCAGAATAATCAACTCTTTGGCCTTGTAGAGCGAGTTTTAAATAGTCCAACGCCTGACATGGCAATTATTGAAAAGATGCTAGACATGCAAGAGCGTGTCTTAGCAAAGCAGGCTGAAATGGCTTTTAACCGTGACTTTGCAATGATGGCTCAAGAGATTCCTGTTATTGCTGAGACTTCAAATGGTCATAACATAACTTATGCAGCATTGGAAACTATTGATGCGGTAGTCCGCCCTATTCTTTCTAAATATGGGTTTGCTACTTCTTTCCGTGTTGAGCATCCAGAGCCAACAAAGGTAAAGGTTACATGTGTATTGATGCATAAAGATGGGCACCGTGAAAGCACGAGCATGGAGTTAAATGCTGACACTTCAGGTTCTAAGAATGCTGTTCAGGCTCTTGGTTCAAGTGTGTCTTATGGCAAGCGCTATACCCTATGTGCAATGTTGAATATCACAACAGCAAAAGAAGACGACAACGGCTTTGCAGCTAAACCTTTCTGCCCAATGACTGGTGAGCAAATCCAAATGCTTACCGGATTACAAGATCGTTTAGACCAGTTCCAACAACAACTATTCTTTGAGCAATTTGGATCTATAGAGAACATTAATAAATCTCTATTTACCAAGGCGCAGTCTGCACTAAACAAGTTGATCAGACAAGGAAATGGCAATGCTAATACTTGATTGTGAGCAAGGTTCGCCTGAATGGTTACAAGCGAGAGCGGGCTTAATCACCTGCTCAGAACTTGAAGCTGTTTTCTCTAAAGGCACTGGCAAAAACCCATTTGGTAAAGGTGCAATCACTTACATGTATGAGCTTATTGGTGAGCAAATCACTGGTGAGCCAAAGGAAAGTTATTCAGGGTTTCATACAGAACGTGGTCATGCTCATGAGCCAATGGCAATTGAACTTTATGAAATGCAGACAGGTAATGAAGTTGCTAAATGCGGATTCATTATTGGCGAGAAATTCGGATATAGCCCTGATGGCTTAGTTGGCGCAAATGGTTTGACAGAAGTTAAGTCAAAGTTACCAAAGCTACAGGCTCAAATTCTTTATGAAGGGATTTTACCAACAGAACATTATTACCAGTGTATGGGAGGTATTTCGGCAGCAGAACGCGAATGGATTGACTTCATAAGCTACTGCCCTTCAATGCCTATATTTATTAAGCGCCTTTATCGTGATGAAAAGGTAATTAAAGAAATTGATAACCGCGTTGATCTGTTCCTTGAAGAACTAGACAAGCGTAAGCAAGTGATATTGGGAGCAGCAGCATGACATTGAATGAAAGAGAGAATGGGAGCGAAGGCATGAAAAAATTTAAATTAACTTGGTTAGAGCGTGTTTGTGATGAAGATGGATACGCCCTCTATCACGAGAATAAATCACAAATTATTGAAGCAGAAAATGAAGACAAAGCTTGTGAAATTTGGGAAGAAGAAAACGAATATAACGAAAATCAGAATGGACTTCATGACTGCATAGAAGTAGTTGAGCATCCTTTATTTGAAAAGTATTTGATTGTTTCAATGCCTGACGGTCTTGATTATGGAGTGCCAATTGAAGTGATTGCCCGCAATCGTGCAGAGCATTATGCGGATGAGTTTAATGGCGATATCACACTTAGCTTAATTGAAGATACATTGCCTTTATTTGCTTCTGACAATTACGAAATTCGCGACTGGGCATCAAACAACATGAACTTCTCAGATGTTAAGGACCAGACAATTGTTTTGAAGAAGAAAGTTGCAAAAGAAGACTTTGAAGACGCTTGGTGCAATGGCGAATGGAAAGTGGTGTAGGGAGAATGGCAATGGATTCGGATTTAGAACTAAAAGCCTTCATCGAAGCCATGAAAAAGAATGGCTGCCCTATGTGGATGTTTGAACGAGATGAAGATGGCAACTTTGAAGATATGACCATGGCTCATTCATGGTATGCGTGGCAGGAAAAAGCCAAAGCTCAGGCGGTGCCAGAGGATTACTGTTTAGTACCGAAAGTGCCTACGGAAAAAATGTTCCAAGCTTACGAACGTTATTCAGTCGCACCAATGTCAACACTGAGTAAAACTGGGTATAAGGCAATGATTGAAGCAAGCGAATCGGGAGCTGAGGGATGAGTGAAGTACGAGTACCTGACTGGTGGGAGCGCCATAAGTTTTATTCAGAAGAAGATGCTTCGATTGAGATCGTAAACGATACGCCCTACTCGACAGAAGAAGCTATTAAATTTGTAGAGTCTTTAGGTTATGAAATCAGAGGAGGATACAACGAAATGTTATTTGATTCGATGTTCGGAGATTGGCGGGGTTCAATTGATGTAGTGGTTAAAGCGGAAAGTAAGGAGGGGTGAAATGTTGAAAGACCTACGAAATCTAACAAATGCAGAGCAGCAGGAATATTTAAACCGTTTCATTATGGCGAATGAAGAGCAAAAATTCCCTCAAGAAGTTGTAGCTCTTTATTTGGATTGTTCACCATGGACTTTAGCTAGAATGCGCTGTGATCAGTCATCCATGCCATTTTCGAAAATTGGTAGGCGTGTTTCTTACAAAAAGAAAGATGTCCTACAGTATGAACAAAGCAAAACAGTGTTAAATACAGCACAGTTGGCAACAATATAAGGCGGTTAAACCGCCTTTATTTCTTTTAGCCTTTCTGCCCAAACAGATTGATAGTTAAAACAATCAATTTTTCCTTGGTAAACTGCTTCAATCATATTCATTGACGCTTTCAACTCCTCATCTGGAATTTGAACATAACCCCCTGTTACATCAACCCTTGGTTTGGCAGTATGATTTAAAAGCCTTTTAGTCACATAAATATTAAACCTCAATAAGTTGCATATAGTGGCAAAAGTTCTTCGGAAATCATGCATTGAAACATAATAGTCTACCTGCTTCCCTACTCTATTCAACAATGTGTCAACCTTGGTTGCATGCATATTCCAAGACGTAGGCATTTTCGTCGCTGGAAAAACCCAATCGTTTTCTTTTAATAGCCAGCGTCCTCGCAAAATGCTATGTAAATGATCTCCAATTGGAAATGTATGATCTGTACCATTCTTTGTATCTCTAAATATTAAGGAGCCTTTTTTGAGATTTACATCTGACCACTTTAAACAACATGCTTCTTGTTTTCGGCAACCTGTATACATGCACATTAATACAATGTCTCGATGAGTATTAGATCTAGCAGTATTTTCAAGATTTACTTCATCTTCGTAATTAAGCACCGCATTGTAATACTTGTGAATGATGTCTTTGTGAAGGTGCCTATCTCTACTACCAATCCTATTCCAGCCTCTAGTTGCGGAAACAATATCAACAGGGTTTGTTTTAAGAATCGGGTTTTCATCCGTTGAATAAAGAACATGGATATACTTCCATAAAGTTCCTAAAAGCGAAACGGCACCATTTGCTGATGATTCACTTATGTTAGATATCTCAATAAATCGATCTAAGACTTCTTGCTTTGTGATCTGAAAAAGCTTTCTATCTCCCCAACCTAAATAATGATTAAAGTATTTGTTGTATTGTTTTATCGTTTTAGGTCTAAAGTCATTTTTTTCGATATAAATTTGAAGAGCTTCATTCACTGTAATGTTTAACGGATTAGAAACACTTTTTAATCGGGTTGGTTTTTCATATTCGTTGTTTGAAATTTTCGCAAGAATCATCTGAGCTTTTGCTCGAGCATTTGTAGCAGGTATATCAGATGTCTTGCCAATCGTCACCCGAAACAACTCACCTTCATGACGACGTTCAACAATATAAGTTTTGCTTTTATTGGTTACGCGAACAGCAAAACCGATAAGCTCTGAGTCTCGATATATTTTTTGACCTTTTTCTGTCAATGGAATAGCATCAACAGTAGATTTGTTGAGTTTCAT